CTGTACCTATAGCGAAAGACACCGGAACGTGTGTTCCGACGTAGGCATTCTTTTCGTGCATACGTGTGATCACTTCATATCCGTCAACGTTTACACTAAACTGTGCGGACGGTGCCTGTGTGTTAACCCCTACCCTGCCGTTGGCGGCATAAAATGTTTTTTCAACGTCTAATTTTTTCAGTGTGCCCACTTCTGTTAGACTACTGGTCTTGACACTCTTGCCTAATCGGTCCTTCCATATGACCTCGTTGTGGTCAATCATTATGGCCTTTTGAACATTCAGTTTGGGCACCTGTGCCTGTACGTACTCTAGATTCTCAACTGTCACCGTGCCTTTCACGACAAGGTCGTTTTTTATTTCTATCTGATCGTTTTTGACAACAAGTTGTACGGAATCTGCCCGATCATCCATTCCTGTACTGGAGAAATTTGTTATGGTTCCGCCATCTACTGTGTCACCACTTAAGGTGTTTTTACGAAAAATAACTTGGCTAACATCGAGTAATATTTCTGAAGATTTTTGGATTTTTCTACTAGGTAATAGTGCCATATTAAGAATATTTATGTCACTTTATATATGGCACAATATATTGGTAAATATCCAAGTAGTATTATGGCAATAAACAGAATTAGTGGAGAAATATTAGAATCGAATCTGATCCGATCAACGGATCTTTCGTTCAACACGGATCTCTTACACCTTGATGTAACTAACGGAAGAATAGGTGTAAAGACCGATTCTCCGGGCAACTTCGCATTAGATGTCAACGGTACTATGAGGGTGCAAGGTACCACTACAATCACCGGTGACCTTACAGTACAGGGCACAACCACAACCATAGACTCACAGAATTTAACAGTCGAGGACAATATAATCACCTTGAACGACAATGCTTCCGGCGCCACGGACGCTGGTATAATGATCAACAGGACCACCGAGAACAACGCGGTCCTATACTGGGACGAGACCCTAGACAAGTTCAGGGTCGGTACAACACCAGATGATGGATCCACGAGGACCGATTTCACGAACGTCACCCTATCAAATTTACAAGTGGCTGAACCTGTGGCGGATTCAGATGCCACAACGAAATTGTATGTCGACGATTCCATAGCCACACTTTCTAGCAGTGGTATCACGGGCGACAACGTTCAACTGAGGTTGCCCGCCGATTCAACATTTGGAGACGGTGCATACTTAGGACTAACAAGTTCAACATCAGTCACACAGGCTATTGATGACCTCAATGAGACCATATCAAATATAGAAAGGGGAACTTATCTCAAGTCGGTGTCGTTCGTAGCAGATAGTCGATCGATATCAGAAGGTGAGGATGTCACTCTAACAATAACAACTGTACCAACAGCAGGTGCTAACACTAGATATACTATCACGTGGGGCGACGGTGACACCACCACAGGCACTTCCGATTCAACTCCAACACACACTTACAACACCGGTGGCACTTATTCTGTTACTGTCAAGGCATTCGAAAATGATGCTTTAGTCACAGATTCCTCTGGATCATTCGCTACCAATACTGAGACAGATTTTATAGCAGTAGCCACACCGGCACCCGTGGTCGGATACCTCATCAAGAGTGCATCGTCGGGAGGATCGACGATCACGACAGCAGATTCAGGTGCTACAGTTTACCTAGAAAACACCACGACCAACACTGTGGCAGACTGTACCTATGAAGTGGACTGGGGTGATGGCACTTCGGACAGCATAGCCAACGACTCGGCGGCGGGCGGAGCATCGGGCTCGAGATTAGCACACACCTACACCAACTCACCATCGGCAGATGACAGTTCAGTGGCGGGCACAGGACCGGGTGATACCAAGTACAGGATCAGGTTAACACTACTTTCACACTCGACAGCGGCACCAGAACAGATACCACAAAGTGCGGATGCCAATTTCGAAGTTTATTCAACACACACTGTTGCATACTCAGTGGCAGACTCGACCATACGAGGAATAAACGAAGAGTCAACTTCAGGATTCCCTGTAACATTCACCAACGACACAGCCACACTGCCAGGCGCAAACACAGATTTCTCAGCCACACAGACATACAGTTGGGACTTCGGCGAGGGTGCAGGTGCCACACTGGTCAACATCGGATCAGGAGGTTCCGGAGATACGGGCAACACAATCGCAAACACATTCAACCTGAGTTCGGACAACCAGAACAACGGTACCACTACCACATTCACTACTAGCCTAACACTGGCGAATGGACACACAAATTCAACTTTCAGCAGTAACCTCAACATAATCGTTGAACCAGACGTGAGGGCCAACATAGCGGGAACTGCCGTGACCGTTTCGACCGGGTCTGGAAACAACCAATACACCCTTTATGATCACACAGACCTAGACAGCAACGTGAGATCACTAACAAGATTCACCAACACCTCACAAAATGCCGACGATTACTTCTATGATTACTATGATGATTCATCCAGCACACTTGCTATTGTTGAGGATGGGTCCACAGCGGGAGTTGTAGGTGTCACTGTTGACAAGGACTACACAGGCGCATCAAACGGCAACATCAACTTCAGATTCAGGGCACACGGAACACCCGACACCATAGAGCAGGATGACGAGGAAACACTTACTTTCGTGATGAAAGCGGTACCATCAGCACCCGCGGGACTAAGTTCGAAATCGATCACACTGGCGGATGGTGCGCAGGGAACAAACCCACACCTGTGCGCTGGCTTCGACGACAACACCGGAGCGGCCACAACACTTTCAGCGGGCGACAGTCTAGAAACAACAGTGGCAAGAAGATACACCACAACCACGACAATCGACACATCAACGGCATCAAACTTCTATGATGGTTCCACTGGAACACTGGCCGCGGAGATCAATGCTTCAAACGATGGAACCAAAGCATTCACCACAGCAGAGAACGAGACGGGCACATTCACCAGTTTGGTCGTGAGCTCGAACGTAGACTACGACACAGTAGACAGTTCGTATCCACAGCGTTTCTACCTGGTTTCCAGCGCCAAGATCACTAAGAATCTATCGGCATACACTGTGGGTGTCAACGCACAGAGACTGACGCACACCACCACAGGCGACACCAACTACGTACACGTGGTCAAGGACGACATCACGGCAACACCAACTACTACAATAGGAACAGTGAGTGAAGGCACACAAGGCACATACCAATATATTTCAGGAGTGCCCTACTATAACGCCGGATCGCCGACATTAAACATTACCGGCACAACTGTGGCAAACTTCACAGGTCAGGCCTACCAAGATACATCTTCACCACACGAAGTCGATAACGGAACTGATCAAGAATCCACTTCAGGAAACGTTATAAACGATTCCAATTACACTTACGCAGATGTTGACGGTGCAATTTCTATGCTCACAGGTGGCATACCAAACACGGATACAGGTGTTGGTTCTGCTTACACACTAGGTACTCTATCCGTTCCTATAACAACTCTAGACAACCAAGAAGTTGTCAGTACTATACAAGCCAGAAGTAAAAACGCTAACGGAACTGGTTCGTATTCAGAAACATCAACAAAAATTCAGGTCTTCAAAAGATCTAGTGGTCCAACCGGTCTAAACAAAGAGGACGGCGGTATCACTGTATCAGATTCACTCGGCGCCACGTTCATCGATGACGCCGTGAGGATAAGCGGACTTGGTTCCCTGTCAGGTGACACCCCGTCACTAAATGATTCATCAAATGCCAACTACTACACGGATCACGCATGGTCAGGTGCAGTCACCGTGGCGGGAACCAACGAGGCTATCACGAGATTTGGCACCATAAAACACTTCACCACAGACCTGAGCTCTGGATACCTACCAGCGGGTCCAGACCTTGCCACAGGCAGGGACGGAGGTGAGGCACAGTATTTTAACTTCGCTTTTAGAAGGACAACAATGAGTACCTTTACTATAAGGTTGTCGGGAAGAGTGTCAGGCGTGTTTATTGCGGCTCCAGGCACAGCAATTGACTCGGCATCTGGATTGAACGGATGGTTGACTGCCGGTGAAACTTACGCAGGTTCTGGTGTGCCGGGTTCAGACACAGGCAATGGTGGAAATGGATCAGATGGATGTGCAACCTCTCCTGGAGACCGAATTATCGACAACACAACTTATTCGAACCAAACGTTTGAAATGAACCTAGGTTCGGAGAATGCTACTAACGCCACAGGCAACAACATACTTGTTCGTATTAAACTAGAATCTGGAGACAGTGTCACAGCACTGAGCATTGAATAATGGCCATTACTGATGCGAAAAAAGTAGATTATCTTTGGAAGAAACTCGGATACGGCAGGACCAAGACAGACACTAATGCGGCCAAGAAGGCGCCTAACGAGGCCATCGCATCTCCGTTATTGCTAAGGGGTGACAACACATGGAACCAAGCATCAGGCATTCCTGCAGTGATGCCGGGATCGAGTGCAGGTGTGGTTACAGTTTATCCAACAAGTGGACCCATCGAGGCAACTAACGACGGAACTGCGGCGGCCAACAGGACCTGGAAGACCGGAGTGATTGACTGGATACCACCTGAAATAGGATCTACATATCAAGTTAAGGTTTATATCCATACTTCATCAGATGCCGGCAACGCGGCGGCAAGCGGTGACCAGGTGTTCGCTGTGGGTTCAAGTTCGTCTAACAACGACGAATGGTTCTTTGACTACCAATCTGGTGTGTTACACTTCATCGGGTCCAACTTGCCTAATGGAATAGATTTTACAGGTAAATCAGTTTACATATCCGGTGGCAGATACACGGGCACGAAAGGTTTACAGAATTTAGAAACCAACACCGGAAACACAGAGTTCACGGCGAACAATATTGGCAATATAGTGACCAATGCGGACATGACGTTCACCACACAGGGAACGGGATTGTTTGATTTCAACACGACAACAGGTATGGTCGTCCCTTCAGGAACTACACTAGAAAGACCATCCGCACAGGAAGGTATCATACGCTTTAATACTACAACGGGCAAATATGAAGTCTCCCTGGACGGTTCGACCTATACCGCGTTACGTACTGAATCTGCCGCGGCTAATATCACTAAGGATGTGTTCACAGGTGACGGATCATCTACACAGTTCATCATGACTGTGACACCATCCGACGCTAAAAACGTGATCGTGTACGTGGACGGTGTGATTCAGGAGCCCACACAGAACTACACCATCTCCTCTAACATTTTGGCGTTCACTGGCGGCACTGACGGATCTTCCATAGAGGCGCCACATGACAGTGCCAGGATCGTAGTCATGCACGGCTTCGCTGATTAATCTATCACTATACCTTTTGCTGTGTACCTTATGATGTGCTTGATGTATTTCTGTGAGAAGATGTTGAACCTGCCGATCTCCCTGTCTATCTCGTAACCTATCGTGGCCTGTTCCAGGATGAAGTTGTACACATCCTGTCCGGACTTGAATCCTATGTTGAATCCTTTCATGTCGTATTCGTTGCTGACGTTGTATGCATCCGTGCATGATGCCTGACAAAAATTCTCTATCTTCTTGCGATGTCCGTTCATGGTCTCAACTATGTCCGCACGTTCCTCTAGAACCTTGAGGCTCCTATTACGGCAGTGTCCCGGCCACATAACTTTCACTATGTAGTTGATGTCTACTTTATGCATCCTTCAACTGCTCCATGTCCTTGAATAACACGCACTCCGCATTGGCACAAAAGTCCAACTGTTTGGTCTTGGGTGGATTGCACAGAAAGTAGAACTTAATGTTAGGATGTAGCATGATCACGCTTCTGAGGTCCTTAAGCACCTTCTGATCGCTGATCGCATACCCAACCAACATCACTATCTTGTTAGTCAGTCCTATCGCTGACAGCAGTGCTAAGGTTTGGTCATTGGTGTTGACATCCAGTTGCAGATTGAACTGTGGATTCAGTGGTGGGAAACTGTGTACGAAGTCGTAGAAAACGTACTTGTTGTACAATTGCGGTGTGGTCACACACTGCACGGGTGCTGGTTTCTGTTGCAGATACCAGCGCACATGATCCTCGTCACGTGTCCACACGTAATCTAGATTTTTTAACGGCAATTCCTTGTTGCTGACTGTCATTACAGGACCGTATTCACGCAATCGATCCACACCTATCTTAATGGAATTGGTGCCTAGCACGGTTATAAAGTCATATTTCTTCATATCGTATGGCTATTTAACACCACACAAATCAACCTTTTAAAATAAATACCTATAGTTTTGCAAGACAACAATTATCGATAAGGGGATAAAACAATGGCAATAGGACGAATAACAGGACAGATGCTGTCAGCCAACTTGGCTAGATCAGGAACTGACCTTACTTTTGAGACAAATTTATTAGCCTTAGACGTGACCAACAGCAGAATCGGTATCGGTACAGCCTCACCGGCGACCACACTACACATCTCTGCTACGGACTCTCTAAGACTACCATCAGGAACCAACGCACAGAGACCGGGCTCACCAGTAAACGGTGACATCAGGTACAGCACAGACGACGCAACCATCGAAGGTTACGCCAACGGTGCTTGGGCCAACCTGGCATCAGGTACGGAACTAAAGGACGCGGACGAGGACACTAAAGTAAGTGTTGAACCAAGTTCAGACCTAGACGAGATACACTTCTCCATAGCAGGAACCAAGAGGGCGAAGATTACCGCTTCAACAATCGAATTGGGAGTTACAGGTGTATCAACCACGGCATCAACAATTACAAGTTTGACCACAAACGGTGACATCACACTGACTCCTAACGGAACGGGACAGGTCGCTGTGAGTTCAGCCATGACTGTGACTGGTGACTTGACAGTAAACGGTACCACAACAACGATAGATTCACAGACTTTAGTAGTTGAAGATCCTTTGATCCAATTGGCTAAGAACAACTCGGGTGGAGACGCAAACACGTTCGACCAAGGTCTGTTCATGAACAGGGGGTCAGACGACAACGTTTCTTTCATGTGGGATGAGTCGGCGGACGAATTCGTCACGGCCATAACATCAGGTGAGGACGGAACCACAGCAGGTAACGTGACGATCGATTCATACGCTGACTTCAAGGCCAAGGACATCGAATCATCAGGTGGTAACTTCATTGGTTCTGCCACAGGCATCACAACACTGACCACTTCAAGCACAGTGATCTTTGACGGTGGAACATTCACTTTCAACGAAGCGGGCGCTGACCTAGACGCCAGGTTCGAGGGTAACAACGATCAAAACCTACTGTTTATTGACGGTGGCACAGACAGGATCGGTATCGGAACTGGAACACCGAGCTACAGCCTAGACATTGGTTCTAAGACAGACGCTCTATTACTTCCACAAGGTAATACTGCGGCCAGACCAACGGCGGCCACTGGTGTCATCAGGTTCAACTCTGAGACTGGATCCTTCGAAGGATCCACGGACGGTTCAACGTACGTCACATTCGCGATTGCCGGTGACGCACCGACTTTCACTAAAGAATCAACAACAGGTGACGGTTCGACCACAACGTTCACTGGTTTCTTTAGCTCTGCTCCAGAATCAGCGAACAACGTGTTCGTTTACATTGACAACGTTTACCAAGAACCAACTGAGAACTACTCGGTATCAGGTACCAACATCACATTTACTTCTGCTCCTCACTCGGGTGCGAGGATATTTGCGATCACAGGTGCTGATGGTACTTCACTTGTAACGGGTGGTGTTGCTAGATCTGAGGCGACTTCAGTTAACTTCACATCAAGTGCGACTACTATCATGAGCTTCAATGCCACTTCTTACAGAAGTGCTGAAGTATTCATCCAGTTGACTGATACTGCTAACACAGAATACAGTTCTATGAAAGGTGTTGTAACCCATAACGGTTCAACTGCATTCATCACAGTATTTGGTATCACCAACACTGGTGCTGGTGACTTAGCGACTGTCACTGCCGTATACGACAGTGGTACAGTGAACATACAAGCGGTTAGCACAGGTGGCCAAACAGCGGCCAAGGTGCAGTACTCACTTGTAGCAGTTTAGTAGGCAAAACTAGAACCTTAACGATAATTCTAAACGTCCCAATGGTAAATACTACTGTTGGGGCGTTTTTTTACGGCTCATCATTAAATCAAACACAATCATGCGGGAGACATAGGAACCATGACAACAAGAAACTTTAGAGTACATAACGGTGTATCAGTTGGTGATATTACTATATCAGCAAGTGCTAACACCATCACAGGTCTAGCCACAGCGGCACCAAGCGCTGACGGTGACGTGGCCAACAAGAAATATGTGGACGACTCACTAGCGGGTCTGTCACAGAACAGTATTTCACAACTAGACACAAACATCACTGTCACTGACTCGGGATCGAACGGTACGATCACTGTAACTGCGGACAACACAACGTCGATGACGATCACGTCAGACGGTGTGACCATCCCAGGTAACCTTACTGTAAACGGTACGGAAACAATCATCAACACACAGAACTTAAGCGTTGAGGACGCCATCATCGCACTTAACAAAAACGTGTCACAGTCAGGACAGATGCCGAGGTTCTCGGGCGTGCACCTACACAGGGGTACGGGATCAGACGTGGCTGAACAAGACATCTACTGGCTATGGGACGACGCATACGCGGATGACGGAACATCCATCTACGGCAACGCGGGTGGTGCCTGGACTGCACTTAGATCAACACACAACGAGGGAACCGAGGTTCCAAACTCGGACTTCAACCTCGTGGACATGAGATGTAACGTGTTACACGCTACAGCAACATCGGCGCAGTACGCGGACATCGGCGAGCGTTTCGAAGCAGACGCTCCAATGACAGCAGGCGCAGTTGTAGAACTGGGCGGTGACGCAGAGATCACTGAATCAACTTCTGAGATGTCAGAAGCAGTGTTCGGTGTTGTGTCCGACCAACCAGCGTTCATGATGAACTCAGCGGCAGGTAACAACGAATCACACCCATTCATCGCGATGACTGGAAGGACTCCAGTTAGGGTAACAGGTGCTGTGACAAAAGGTCAGAGGCTTGTGACTTCAAGCGTGAAAGGTTGTGCTAGAGCAGTAGCGGCGGGTGAGTCAATCAACCCATTCCACGTTATTGGTAGAGCACTTGAGACCAACTCAGACGCAGGTATCAAATTGGTAAACTGTGTTGTGAGGACCAACAACTAATAAATAATTTTACTTTTTAGTAGAATCAAAGGGCGGTGGAAACATCGCCCTTTTTTTTTAGGCGCATAAATACTCATACTGCTGTCGGCCGGCAATGATAAAGAGGCCGTGCGTGGCGTTTGCCACACTAACATTATTATAAGGAGTACCAGGTATGGCCATTGGTCGTATATCCGGTTCGGTGCTGAAGTCTAACCTGACGCGTAACGGCACGGACCTAGCATTCGAGACGAATCTTTTATACCTCGACGTCACGAACTCAAGGATAGGTGTAGGTACTTCAGAACCCACAACAGCATTACAGGTAAACGGAACAGCAACCACAACAGGATTAAACACCACCAATCTATCGATAGGTGGCACAGCGGTCACCTCCACTGCCGCAGAACTTAATGTACTGGACGGCACCACCCTTGGTGCGGCCAACGAACTGTGCGTGGTGGATCCGACCGGCAACTTCATAACGACGACATCCACGCTCAGCATCGACCAGGGCAACAACTACATTGGTATCAACCAATCCTCGCCTGAAGTGACACTACACATGACGGGCGAAGGTGCCCAGACCGCACAGGTCAGGATGGAGCAGTACAACGATAGTGCTGACGCCCCAGATTTAAGAACAAGGAGATACAGAGGCACGATTGCCTCACCACTTGCAGTCAACTCGGGAGATTATCTATATAGAAGTAACCACGAATACTGGAATGGTTCAGCACTGATTGTCGGTGGTACGTTTGCTTTTGACAACACCAACAATGCCAACAGGACACAGTTTGCTGTTTCGGTCACCACAGATGGCACATCGGCAGATGCCAACACACCAAGTAAGACACAATTCAAGATTGACGGCAACGACAGTGGTGCTATCACGTTCAACAACGCATACAAGTTCCCAACCACAGATGGTAGTGCCAATCAGGTGCTACAGACCAACGGAAGTGGTACGTTAAGTTTTGTCGATATGGTAGCCTCAACCGGAGACATCACATTCACAGGAAGCACGATCAATAGTCCCAGCAACTCAGACATCACGCTTAATCCGGGTGGCACGGGTCAGGTGGTACTGAACTCGATCAAGTCCGATGACTCAAGCGCCATACAGATCAATGACAGCATAGACATGGGCGGCAACATAGTGCCACGCGCGGACAACACCTACAGTCTGGGTTCTCCCACGTCACAGTGGGCGGCCTTGTATGTGACGGGGTCAACCATATACCTCGGAGACCTGGCGCTGTCCGCGGACACTGCCACTAATTCACTGCGGGTGTTAAAGAAGAAAGCGGGCAGGGGTCAACAACACAACAGCATCGCCAACGACTACGAATCAACCACGGTGGAGACCGCGGGTGTGGGTGACTTGGTCATAACTGGTTCCACCATATCCGCCCCGTCCAACGCGGACATCACCATAACCAACTCGGGCACGGGTGCGGTCAACGTCGACTCCAACAAAATCATAAACCTGGGCACGCCAACGGCGGACACCGACGCGGCCACCAAAGTGTACGTGGATGACTCTGTGGCGGCGGTTTCAACCACCTCCATAGCACAACTGAACTCATCAGTGGCTGTAACGGATTCAGGCTCAAATGGGACCATCACCGTCTCTGCGGACGGCAACACCGAACTTGTGATTACCGACACCTCTGCAACATTCAGCGGACAGGTGGTGGCCAACAACGCACTGTCAGTGACCGGCAACATCACAGTGACCGGCACAGTGGATGGCAGGGACGTGGCCACAGACGGCACCAAACTGGATGGCATTGAAAGTGGTGCAACTGCTGACCAGACAGCGTCAGAGATACTGACCGCGATCAAGACCGTGGACGGCACGGGATCAGGCCTTGACGCGGACACAGTTGATGGTGTTGAAGCATCTGCACTAGCCACTAAAACCGGATCGGAGACATTGACCAACAAGACGCTGACATCACCACAGATCAACACACAGATCGACGTGTTGGCACAGGGTCAGGTGAGATTACAGGACACCTCGGGCGGACAGTACATTGCCTTGAGGGCTCCAGGCACGGTAACGTCTAACACCATACTCACACTGCCCGACGGCACGGGCACGTCCGGACAGGTATTATCAACGGACGGTACCGGTGTGTTGAGCTGGGCGGACGGTGGTGGAGGAGGATCCGGATCAAGTTATCCCAACTCGACCATATCCACGATGCCGGGTTCGGATGGCAACTACGACCTCAGTTACAACGCCGCCCAGACCACACAGGAGACGCCATTCGAGTCTGGCGGAACTGACGCGTTCGGTGTGAACCTTGGAACGGTTTTTGACATGATGGACCCGATCGGTACCACAGAAACATTAGACCTAGGCTCAGATGAGGCCTACGTGGGAGCATAACAATAAATAAGAGGAGAGAAAACTATGCCAACAACATTACAATTTAGAAGAGGGACCAGCTCACAGAACGATGCGTTCACGGGTGCGTTGGGCGAGGTCACAGTGGACACGACCAATGACGCATTGAGGATACATGACAACTCCACAGCGGGTGGATTCGAGACAGTTGCCCGACAGGCCAAGTACGCTGACGTGGCTGAAAGATATCATGCTGACCAAGTCTATGAACCAGGCACTGTTGTTAGCTTTGGTGGTGTAAATGAGATAACAGAGACCACCGCAGATGCTGACAAGAGGATCGCAGGAGTTCTATCAACAGATCCATACTGTGTGATGAACAGTCCACACCGACAACCAGAATTACTAACAGAAACACACCCACCGATCGCATTACTGGGTAGGGTACCAACCAAAGTCATAGGCACTGTGTCAAAAGGTGACATGATGGTTTCTAGTGCGACAGCAGGACACGCCAGAGCATGGACTGAAGATAGTAACCCACCAGCCGGAAGCGTGATTGGAAAAAGCCTAGAAGATAAAACTACCGAAGAAGCAGGTGTTATCGAAGTTGCTGTTGGAAGACTTTAAACTATAAGATCAAGAATAGTCTGTAACTTACCTTTTATACTTTTATTGTTCAAGGTGTTTCTCAATCCCATGTGTAAGTTCTTAGGCCAGCACTCAAATGCTGTCCAGCAGTAGCCGGAATGTTCCATATTTAATTTAGGAATAAATTCTGATTCGATCGCTATCAAATACGTGTGGAAGAAAAACTTCTGATCGTTTGACGTGAACATCTCCAAGGGTATGACCTTTTTGAACTTGGGAGTGTCACCCACTTCTTCCTCGATCTCACGCTTCAAACCTTCGAATGCAGATTCCGTGTACTTGGCCTGTCCGCCCACCAGACCCCACATGCCCTGTGTCTTCTTGTCGGTGCGTTGCAGGAACAGGAAACGTTTGGTGCTAGTGCTGTAGAACAGAGCACCCGAGCAGACAATATTATCTTTCATAAGTTATTATACAACTACGGAGTGGTAGCGTCAAGGCTAGAATTATATCCTGGATCTGCCCCACCGTCTAGCACGATGCTCCAATTACCTTGTGTGTAAACACCCTCGTACGATTTGACCCATTCTGTGCCATTGAACCTGTACTGTATTCCTGTGTTTAGGTTTGTGACGTAATGCTGTGTTGAATCCGGATTTGATGCATCAAAGGCTATGTTCCATTTTGATGTTGTACTGTTGTATTCTATGATGTCGCCAACGCTGGCTACAAGTGTACCCCAAGTGGCACTCTGGAAACTGGCTGTGCTATCCCCCACGTCGTTTATGACCAAGTATCTGTCACCATTTGCTGGTGTTCCAGGATTAAATGTTGCAGGATTGATAATCTTCTTAACTGCTGTCAGTGTGTTGCTTGGTATGGTATCACTATCTATAGTGTATAATAAAATTGTGTCATCCAATGTTGTTGTTGCTATAGTACCAACGATTTCGTTTCCATTTGGTTGTGTCAATCTTATTTGTGATGTGCCGTTTGTGACCTTACCATATTGATCTAGTAGAACTTTCCAGTTTACCGCTGGTCCAAATGTTTCAAACGGATCATAATTATTAGGTTCGTTTGCTCCTGTTTGGAATCCGTCTCCTCCCGATTTCACATTTGTACCTGTTGATCCCAACAATCGCAGTTGATTTCCTGAGACTAACAATCCAAAATTGTTTGGTGTGATGTAACTCCTCGATGTCAGTTCTCCGTCTATCAATCCTTTGGCTATTCCGCCGTCGTCGTCGTAGATACTCATTATGATCTTCTGCACCACTCCTAATTTCTTGACTTTGACAGGTGGTGATAACCATATGGGCATACTGAATGTCAGTGTTGCAACATCTATTTCTGAATCTGCACCTACCGGGATTGTTCTCGAACTGAAAGTAGTACCCGTTAATTCGACATAACTCAAACTAGTCCAATCGATGTAGTTGTCCGTTTTCTGTATCTCGAAGTCTGGGTTGAAAAGATACAATATCTGTTCCATAATCTGTAGTTTCTGATCTGTGTTTGTCGTCCAAATATCCGCCGACACTTCCATTCTAAATGGCGATGGCATCACTTTCTCTACAGTGTATCCTGCACCCATCTCATTGGTGTAGTTGCCGTCTGCGTCGATGCCTCTTTCTCTCAAATGCTGTTTCTCTATGTGATAAGGATTCTGCATCCTATCCCTGTCGTAGTTAAGTTCCCTTACATACGCGGCTATCCTCGGTGCGTACTGTAGTGCGTTCTCTGAATTGTTCCTGATTATGTTTGCGACCTGCCTTGTTGGATCTCCGTACACCACCGGTACTGCTCTTAACTGAACAGAACCATCTTTGCCTTTTCCAGTCTCAACAGAAAAGTTACTCAAAATCCTAATAAATTGAGTGAGAAACTTCCTAACCTGTCCTTCGTAAAAGTGTAACATTAATTGTCAGCCTTTGGTTTTAATGCATCTGTCAAAGACTGTCTTTGTTTTGTTGTTAATCCGTTTATTGTTGATTCTGTTGCATTGTTAACAAAACTTGTTTTATAATTTCCTCTAGAATCATTGTTCGTTGTAGTTATTCTAACACTGTCCTCAATTTTAACCCATCTGACTCCGTCGTATCTGAACAACCTGTTAGGCAAATAATCAGTTCTCAAGAAATAATCGCCGTTGTCAACTTGCGTAGTTGGGAAAGTTATACCAAAACCTGCTGGATTGCCGTTTGGTGCAACTCCATCCCCATCAAGATAGAACCCATAATGTGAACTTGCTGGCGTGTCTATCGTGGCATTGACAGTTCTTGACTGACTTGCCCTTTGTGATTCTGTGTTGACGTTGTCTGTTCTGATGTTTCCTCTTTCGTCTATAGGTGCAACATAATATTGTTTGTAGTTGAAGCCTGCCTTTGGAGCATCTTGTTCGGCTTGAGCTACGATCTGATCGTTGATAGTTTTCTCCCTGTTGTATGTGCTCATGTAACTTGCAACTGATCCTGTGGTTGTTGCATCACCTATGATGTCTTTGAATTCTTGAGAGTCAACTAGTGTCTTCATTTTTAATCTTAATAGATGTGGCCACCAAGTTTGACTGAATCCTTCCGCGGCCCTATTAACATCTTCTACAACGTAGTATCTTTTGAGTGCAATCGGCACACTCTCATCTAAAGAATAATCTTCCTTCATGTGTGGAAATTCTATTACGTCTCCACTCATCGGTTTCCTGCCAATCCTTTCCACAATATCGTTCAGATGCACTGTAAGGAATAATGTGTCATTCTGTAAAAACATACCAAACTGTGATAGATTAAAATCAGCATCTTGCACATTGTAGATTCCCCTGACAACATACACATCGTCGTCGTATTTCCTATCTCTGTTTTCTAAAAACAATAGATCTTGTATGGTTCTCTCGTTTAGACTGTCACCCGAATACTGTGGTTGTGTTGGTGATGCTTTTCCGTCCTTCTGATCTTCTCCCTGATTGTAAGGTCCCACATATTTGTGAAAGTGTAGATCTGTGCCACCTACCTGAAACATCTCCTTGATGTTGCGATCGAAGAACTTGTAGTCATTGCCTTTCTCTGGCTTAAAAATGGATAATCTTGGCATATCATACATATTTATTGCACAGGCAATGACTATAAATATGTGTATGTCAGAACTACAAACAGGTCAGCAAGAAATATACGATTACGTCAAGAACAACCTTGGTGATGGTATGATTGACGTTGAATTAGACCCAAAACACTATGAAACTGCTTTAACTAGAGCATTGAACAAATTTAGACAACGATCATCAAACGCTGTAGAGGAATCTTATGCGTTTCTTACTTTAAAAAAGAATCAAAATTCATATATACTACCAGACGAAATAATTAACGTCAGGAACCTAAATAGGAGAACTGTCGGATCCAGGACCGAAGGTGGCGAAGGTGGAACACTGTTCGAACCTTTTAACTTAGCCTACACAAATACCTATCTGTTGAGGGCAGGAGCCACTGGCGGTCTGGCCACTTACTATGCATTCGCATCATACCAAGAACTGGTAGGAAAAATGTTTGGTAGTTTCATACAATTCCATTTCGATGTAGCCACAAAAAAATTAACAATAACTCAGAGACCAAGAGCAGATGATGAGACTGTTCTAATGCACACGGACAACTACAGACCAGACATCACGCTGTTCAAAGACATCTACGCCAAACCATGGATCAGAGACTACACACTTGCGGTGTCTAAAGTTATGCTTGGCGAAGCAAGGGGCAAGTTCAACACTATAGCAGGCCCACAAGGTGGAACAACACTGAACGGTGATGCACTTAAGAACGAAGGTAATGCCGAGATGGAAAAATTAGAATCTGAGATAGGCAATTTCCAAGAAGGCGGCACTCCGCACAGTTTTGTTATTGGTTAATTGACACCAAACTCTATTTAAATACCCTGCTATGAAAGACTCCCACTACAAGAATTACTCTGACCTAACATTAGATGAGCTAGAACAATTGGTACAGGAATTGGAAGTCATGAGTATTAGGGCTTTAAAACAAAAGAAAAAGAGCCTGAGAATTACCATACTAAACTCGGTCAGAGAAGCAATCAAAGAGATTGAAAAAAGATTAAAAAAATAGTATAATGACACTATGCTGATAGGTGTAGTAGGTTTAATAGGTTCTGGCAAAGGTACTGTGTCTGACAGGCTAGTAGAACGACACGGATATCAAAAAGACAGTTTCGCAAAAAGTCTAAAAGATGCCGTTGCATCTATGTTCAATTGGGACCGGGCTCTGTTAGAAGGAGACACTGACGCCAGCAGACAATGGAGAGAACAACCAGACGCTTTCTGGAGTGAAAAATTTGGCAAACCCACAACGCCAAGATGGGTGTTGCAGTACTTCGGCACGGAAGTGATGCGAGGCCAGATGTATGACGGCATATGGGTCGACAGTTGCATCGGCAGATATAAAGGAAAAAACACTGTTATAGCAGACACTAGATTTCCTAACGAACTCAAACAAATCAGAGCACATGGCGGAAAGATAATCCTCGTCAAAAGAGGATCAGATCCTGATTGGTTCGTTGACTATGTAGAAGGAAACATAGAACCAAAGGGAATACATACGTCGGAATATGCTTGGGCAAAAGAGGAATTTGACTTTGTTATCAGCAACAACGGTACAAAAGAAGATCTATATGCAAAAATAGACGAATTAATCGTCAGCAACAAGATCACCAACACGCCATCCGAGACGTCTGATACCTTGCAACCTCTGGCAATTGGCGCAAACAGTTTTTAGATTAGTAGGTTTCACATTACGTAGATCACCATCGACGAAAAATACGTCCATCTGTGCAAGTTCTTGGGCCTTGTAACCACACAATTCACATTTAGATTTTTTCTTGTATCCGGATCGTTGCAAGGCAGTGATCCCCCCAACATTTTTTTTGGCCTTCCTACGATTACATGTGTCACACAACCTACGCCAATAAATTTTGTCATTCCTCTTGTAGGCATATGCCCTGGGTTTGGATTTACAGTGTACGCACAGCGGTCTTGTTGAATAATTCATACGTGTTATTTACGTCGCCTATATAGGCACCAGATTTTAACAGATCAAGCGTACAATTACCTAATCCTACATAAATAACTCTGTATACGTTAAACTTGCAAGGAGAAAACGAAAAATGGCTTTAACATCACCAGGAGTAGAGGTTTCAGTAATAAACGAAAGTTTTTATGTACCATCAGATGCGGGTACTACACCTCTTTTTATAGTAGCATCAGGACAGGATAAGACAAACGGAGCAGGCACAACAACTGCAACGGGCACAACAGTTGCCAATGCCAACACTGCATATTTGGTCTCATCTCAAAGAGAATTAACAGAGACTTTTGGAGATCCAAAATTCTACACAGACGTTTCAGGAAATTCGTTACACGGATATGAATTAAATGAATGGGGTTTACAAGCGGCATACTCGTTCTTAGGAGTTGCCAATAGAGCATACGTACTAAGAGCTAATGTTAACACTAGTGAATTATTAGGAAGTGCATCGGCTCCAACAGCAAATCCAACAGACGGCACATATTGGTTTGACCTTGCATCAAGCTCATATGGATTGTTTGAATGGAACAAAACAGATCAAGCATTCACAACAATTTCTCCAACACTGATTACAGCAGTGACAGATTTAGTAGGTGGCGTATCAACTGGTGCACCTTTGACTTCAATTGGAGTAGCAGGTGATTACGCAATTAATACAACACACGTGACTAATAAGATGTACAAGAAAACACCAAGCAATACTTGGGTACAACTTGGTTCATCTGCATGGCATTTGTCTATCCCAGTGATTACAGTGGCATCAGGAACTACAGTGACGAGTGGACACACAATGAAGATCAACGGTGAGACTGTTACAACAAGTTCTACAACACTTTCAAACGTTGCATCATCAATTAACTCTGCCAACGCGGCAGGTGTTACAGCAAGTGTAAACTCTACGACAGGAAATCTAGAGATATTCCACAATGGTCTATCATTTGGTGATTCTACAGCAGGTAACGGTACCATCAGATTCGAAGCAGGTGCTTCTGGAACACTTTTAGCAGACCTAGGGATCACAGCAGGCACATACAAAAACGCTAAATTCTTACAAGACAAACACACCAACAGACCAACTTGGAAGACCGCAGACGAAGACAGACCAAGTGGATCAGTTTGGTTCAAAACTACAAACGCAAACTCAGGTGCGAACCTTGTTGCTAAACTTTACAGTTCATCAAGTGCTAGTTTCTCAGCAGTTGCTAGTCCACTTTATGCCAACAACCACAGTGCGATCTACAACCTAGATCCAGCGAAAGGTGGAGCAGGTTTGACTGTGGGCAGTTTATACGCACAGTACAATGTCACTGAACAGTCAAGTGATGGACAACAAGATATCACACCAAATATTGGTGACTTCCAACTTTTTAGATACGAAGGCGGAGCAACTAAAGTAACAAGCAGACTGACGTCACACACATTCACAGGTTCTGAATCTTTTACAATTCAAGAATCGAGAAAGAACAGTGCAAGTTTAAGTACAGCGATCACTATCACAATGAGTGGTACAACTTCAGACACTTTTGTGTCAGATGTTAATGGTGCAGTTAATGTGAATGCACTAGAAACTTCAACTACTGAATTAAAATATGTAAAAGCATCAAAATTAACCACTGGTGAGATTGTTTTAGAACACACACTGGGTGGTGAACTTAGATTAAACAATATCAACGGTGACCCATTGGGAGATGCAGGACTAGGAACATCACAGGCACATGCTTACGGTGGATACACTGCAAACAGCTCAACACTAGTGGACAACTTGTATGTTGCACCAACAGGTGATTCGGAAGACTCAACTGTAGGTAACGAAGTGATTGCATCGAACTGGAAAAGATTAAGTTACACAGCAGGAACAAGTGCACCAACTAATGAACCAGCGGATGGTACATTATGGTACGATACAAGTTTAGAAGCAGACATCATGGCACATAACGGTACGACTTGGGTTGGTTATGCGACAGCATACGCATCAACAGATCCAAATGGTCCACAGTTCAGTGCTACAGCACCAACTACACAGTCAGATGGTACTACACTTGTAACTAATGACTTATGGATTGACACAAGCGACCTTGAGAACTATCCAAAACTTTACAAATACAATACAGCGGCTTCAATTAGTTCAACAAACACAGCAAACCAAGTGGCAGTTACTACAACTGGTGCGGCATGGGTGTTAGTTGACAAAACAGACCAAACAACAGAAGATGGTGTAGTTTTCGCAGATGCAAGATGGCACACTTCAACCGACAAAGTGGCGGGAACATCGACAGCGGCAGGAACTAAATCAACGATCAAGAACTTGTTGAGCGATGGCTTCCTAGATCCAGATGCTCCTAATCCAGACAACTACCCACAAGGTATCTTGCTATGGAACACTAGAAGATCTGGTTACAATGTAAAAGAATACAAAAACAGTTACATCACAACTACGAAATATCCAGGAAGCGGATCAACTGGTTTAGGTAACATCAGAGCAAGTAACGAGAGCGTATCAACTTACTACCCTGACAGATGGGTTACTAAATCAAGCAACAACGCAGACGGTTCTGGATCTTTTGGTAGAAAAGCACAGAGAAAAGTGATCGTTGAGCAAATGAAATCAGAGATCGACACCAACCAAGCAATCAGAGAAGACCAAAGAGGATTCAACGTGATTGCTACACCGGGTTATCCAGAATTGATTTCAAACATGGTCAATCTAAATACAGACAGAAACAACACAGCGTTTGTGATAGGTGACACTCCTTTGAGATTAGAAGGCACAGCAACATCAATTAGCAACTGGGCAAACAATTCAGCGTCAGCACTTGACAACGGCGAAGACGGCCTTGTAAGTTCAAGTGATTACTTAGGCTTGTTTTATCCATCAGGATTAACGACAGATAACACAGGAAAATCAATTGTTGTTCCACCAAGTCACATGATGATGAGGACACTGGCCAACAGCGACAACGTTTCTTTCCCATGGTTTGCACCAGCGGGTACTAGGAGAGGTGTTATTGACAACGCTACAGCAGTTGGTTATGTAAATGCAAGTTCAGGAGAATTCCAAACAATATCTGTTACGGAGTCAGTGAGAGATTCAATGCATGAGGTCAAAGTGAACCCAATCACTTTCTTCTCAGGAGCAGGAATTGTTAACTTTGGTAACTTGACCAAGACATCAGGAAGTTCTGCCTTAGACAGGATCAATGTTTCAAGGTTAGCAGTGTACTTAAGAACACAACTAGATGCTATTGCTAAACCATTTATTTTTGAACCAAATGATGAATTAACAAGAAATGAAATCAAACAAGCAGTTGAATCATTCTTGTTGGAACTTGTTGGACAGAGAGCATTGTATGACTTCCTAGTAGTTTGTGATGACACAAACAACACACCTACGAGGATTGATAGGAATGAACTGTATGTGGACATAGCAATTGAACCAATAAAATCAGTTGAGTTTATTTACATACCGTTGAGAATTAAAAACACAGGAGAAATTGCAAATTTAGGGAACTAATTTTGGAATAAATAGATAGGAGAAACAAATGGCAATATCAACTTTATCAAAATTCACAGTACCTTTAGCAAACGATCAGAGTTCAGCATCACAGGGATTATTGATGCCGAAACTACAGTATCGTTTCAGAGCGATCCTGGAAAATTTTGGAGTATCAACACCGAGATCAGAACTTACAAAACAAGTTATTGATATAACAAGACCACAATTATCTTTTGACACCGTAACACTGGATGTGTACAACTCAAAAGTTTATGTGGCAGGTAAACACACTTGGGAAGCAATCACAATCACTCTAAGAGATGACGTTAACAACTCAGTCACTAAACTGGTTGGCGAACAGATCCAGAAGCAATTCGATTTCTTTGAACAGAGTTCAGCGGCATCTGGTATTGATTACAAATTCACAACTAGAATTGAAATGCTAGACGGTGGTAACGGAGCGAGTGCACCAAATGTTTTAGAAACATTTGAATTGTACGGTGCATACGTTGAGAACGTTAACTACAACTCACTTGCATACGCAACTTCAGATCCAGCAACTATCACTATGTCAATCAGATACGACAACGCAATCCAGACTCCAACAGGAACAGGAATTGGTACAGCGGTATCTAGAACACTCGGTACTCTAAGTACTGGTGGTTAATAAGAATTAAGTAAGCAATTATAAACAGGAAAGGCGCCTTTATATGGCGCTTTTTTTGTGACTATAAATAACAGTATGCCAAGTATAAACAACTTCCTACAAGGTTTCCAGGACGGACTTCCTGGAATGAAAGACTATAGACACGCATCAAGACTGTACCTAGACGACAACTATAAACTGATGCCGAAACAGAAATTCCTGTTTCATGTAAAATTTACTACCGACGAAACTTTGTTTTTTAATGGGTTCAAGCCCAATGAGAAATACGAACTTGACATGCTAGTAAAGGCATGTGACCTACCAAAGTACGGGATGAACCTAGAAGAAAAAATTCAATACAACAAAAAGATGTACACAGCGACAAGGATTCAATATGAACCTGTAAACATCACGTTCCATGATGATCATGCAGACACTGTAAACGCATTTTGGAAGAAGTACTACGAACACAAGATTGCCGATTCAGTGGCCATGGACACAGATCTTACCATAAATGACACAAAAGATGATTATTACGACAACATCGAACTTAGTAATAGAACTAATAAATTTGGACTAGACACCCCTAACGAGAAAAAGAAACCTTATTTGAAAAGAATTGAAATATTTGTCTTACACAAACAAAGATTCACATCCATGACATTGGTCAATCCAGTAATTGCCTCTTTTGCTCATGACAACCTAAACCAAGCCGATGGCGCAGGCGTGTTAGAAAACACCATGCAGATTTACTATGAGACTGTGATATACAAGTCAGGAATAATCACCAAGAACCAACCGCCAGGGTTTGCCACAATACACTATGACAAAGAACCTAGTCCACTCACTGTGTTGGGTCGTGGCACAAATAGTATTTTTGGTCCAGGTGGTGTTGTAGATGGAATAGGCTCAGTGATCCGGAACGTGCAGACCGGGAACATCCTTGGTGCAATATTGTCAGCCTCTAACACATACAACAATGCAAAAAAAATTAAGAAATCAGGGGTCAAGGAAGAGCTGAAAGGCATAGCCAAGGAAGGAGTTTTAGAAGTAGGAAAACAGGCAGGATCTATCACTAATCCTGTTGGCAACTTCACAGTGGGTGCGGCCGTGGCCGGTGCGGCAATAATAGCAACTGCAAAAGGAACAAACGACAACAAGGACAAAACTTCTGTAAATGTTATTTCGTCTACATCTCTAGACACTACAAAGTATTTTACGCCCAGCGAATCGTACAATTTGATACTCAACGATACTGTATTAAGAGACGAAATTGCCGCTGGAATTTATTACAAAGACATAGGATCTCGTGACAACCAAACTATCGCAGAATCAAACATTTCGTATTCTAATGCGTCTGCTTCAGTAAAAACTGTCTATAGGAACAAAGCAATTACAGACATACGAAATTTAGTCACCGAGGGATACATAAAAATAGATAGAACCTTACAAGATGTAAACATAGTAACTGAGAAAGTGAACTTATAATGGCCGAATTTTATACAAATCTTCCACCCAAGGATCAAACATCTCTGGACAAGACAATCGAGACACTAACATCATCGACTTACGAAACAGACTATGAATTCAACGCAGGAGAATATGACAGCACCGTTGGATTTTTTGTAAAAAGAGGATTTGCCAGACCGGCGGCGGAATCAACGGCGTACGTGATAATGGCGCAGGCAAAGATAGACAACATAAAACCTCAACAAATTCTAGATAATCTAGCCGGCGCCGACGAAGCACTACTCAACGAACTTATAACAATAATTTTAAATGCTAACAGATACAAGTCGAGTAGATTGGGTGTAAGGCAAACACTTACCACCAAAGAGACCATATCTAGAAACATCATAGACTAATGTTACCGAGATTTGCTAGGGGCAAGTTCTCTCCCAAAAATCAAGAGAAGTATGTAGGTACAAAAACACCAACTTACAGGTCAAGTTGGGAACACTCATTCATGAGACTGTGCGATGAACATCCTAATGTATACCAGTGGGCATCGGAATCAATTAAAATCCCATACAGACATCCATTCACGGGCAAATATACCGTGTACGTGCCAGACTTCTTTATAGTGTACCAAGACAAGGAAGGTCGCAAACATGCAGAGATGGTAGAGGTCAAACCCATGAGCCAGACCACAATGGAGGCCGCGGGCAAGAGCATGGCCAAGAAAAAACAGGTAGTGATAAACATGGCCAAGTGGGAGGCCGCAAACGCATACGCCAAACAGAGACGTATCAAGTTCAGGGTGGTGTCAGAAGAACAGTTGTTCCATAACGGCAAACGTAAGTAAATAGAACAATGACAAAGAAACTGGAAGATATCCTTAATTTACCAAATGTCAAAGAGGCATTTAAAGAGGTAGACAAGAAAGAACAAGCCAAAGCAAACAAAGAACAGACAGGCAAAGTAATGAAGAACGTCGATCCAAAGACCGCAGAGGCACTTAAAAAATCTTATGCGGAATTTGACAAGATAGCGGCCGCACTTCCACAGGTCAAAGGGTTGGGAGAATTGTCAGACCTAGAATTAGACAAACTGGCCATTGAAGCAGAAGAGAGTTACAAGAATCTTATGGACCTGGGCATGAACGTGGACTCACGTTATTCAGGGCGTATATTCGAGGTTGCAGGAAACTTTCTACGTAACGCCATAGACGCCAAGGGTAGCAAGATAGACAAGAAGCTCAAGATGGTGGAACTGCAACTAAAGAAAATGAAACTGGACAAGGACGGCAACAAAGACGGTGGTCCAGTGGAGGAAAGCGACGGATTTGTTATATCTGATCGTAACGAATTAATGAAGAAACTACTTAAAAAAGACTAAATATTGCATATGAGCACGTTTAAAGACTACCTAATAGAATCAACAAAGTCATATGACTATAAAATTAAGGTTGCAGGTGAATTAGCAGGCGATTTCGCTTCAAAACTTGAATCAGCATTGGCTAAATTCGACGTTACAAACATGTCAGCAGGCAAGAAAACACCTATTATGACACTGCCGCTAGATTTTCCTGCCTTAAGCAACGAGCAAGTTACAATCTTTGACGTCACTACAAATTATCCAGCGTCACAAAGAGTAATGCACGAATATCTGTCAGACATTTTGAGAGTTCCAGCAACACACATTGTAGTAAGGAAACCAGGCGAACCTACAGAAGAATATCAGAACGACATGCAGGTTGCACAGAAATCTGAATATGCAAACAAACTAATGGATATTGAATACAAAGATGCACCAAAAGTTAATGCAGAAGATTTTCATTCAACAAAAGCAAACATGGGATTGCTTAAAGAATTACTAAAAGATAGACAAGAGAACAAGGACCATCCAAAGGGTGGTGAGACCGGAGTTCAGAGTCACATTGAAGAAAAAGGAACACCAAGTCCGCTTTCTAAACCAACCAACCCACACCCGGACCCAAAAAGGAAATAAGTTATGGAAATGATAGACGTGTTAACAAAATTAAAAGAAATAGCAGAATCAAGACCTGAATTGGTCAAAGACGCAGTGGAGAACGTTGAGAAGACAAATCCAAAAGCAGTCACAGAAGGTGGCATGAAAGACTACCTGCACGACGAGGCAGAGAAACTTTCAAGAGAAGAATTCATTAAGAAACACGGTGAGAGCCTAGCAGGTTTCTGGGACAGCATCAACGGAACAGAAGAAGCAGTCGAAGGCAAGATGCCAGCAGGCCTAAAAGCGTACCATGACAAAAAAGCAGGCAAAGAAGACAAAAAGGAAACTGTGAAAGAAGCAATTCAAATTTCAGCAGACACTCCACAAGAAGCATCAATGATGATGCAGATATTAAAACTTGCGGGTGTGCAACAGGTTGATCCAGCAATGATTGGTGCAGAACCACACGCAGAACCACACGCAGAACCAGAAATGGATCAAGACGATGCGGCGGGTTCAATGGACATGGCTAGGATGAGAGACATCATAAAAAATCCAGAAGACGAGCAAAAAGAAGAAACATTCGCAAACGAACCTGGAGAGAAAGTTCAAGACATAGACACACTAGTAAATGTTAACTCAGGTGGATTAAACAGACAAAAGAAAACTTACACAAGGGTTTCACCTGGTGACAATCCAATGGCGGCAGAAGACAAGATTACTGAGGAAGAGTTAGCGAACAGTCTTAGGACACAATACGAAAATTTCAAATCAGCGTATCAAGAAGCGGCAAAACCAGACTTCTTAGACATGGATAAAGATGGCGACAAGAAAGAACCAATGAAAAAAGCCATCAAAGACAAAGAAGCAAAGTAATACTTTTCTAACCAACTACACAGCGTTAAATACTATACCATGGCGTATGTATCATTAGATAGCGACCAAATTAAGAAGGCGCATAAGAAACACAAATACAGCAAAACTCAAGTGGAACAACTTGAGAAATGCATGGATCCAAAAACCGGTCCCTTGTTCTTCATGAAAACATTTATGAGAATACAACACCCTGTCAAAGGATCCATACCATTCGAACCATTCCCATATCAAGAAAGACTGATTGAAAGTTATAACGATCATAGATTTTCAATAGCAATGCTTCCTAGGCAAACAGGTAAAACAACCTGTGCGTCAGGATTCCTTATCTGGTATGCCATGTTCAGACCTGATTCACAGATACTGATCGCGGCACACAAATACGCAGGAGCATCGGACATCATGTCAAGGGTGCGTTACGCCTATGAGATGTTGCCCAGTTGGATCAAGGCAGGTGTGACACAGTACAACAGGAACAGCATAGAGTTTGACAATGGCTCAAAAATAATGGCCACAACAACGACAGAGAACACGGGACGGGGTATGTCACTTACATTAATATATTGTGATGAGTTTGCATTCGTGCAACCACCAGAAAAGGCCAAAGAATTCTGGACATCACTGTCACCAACACTTAGTACAGGTGGTAAATGTATGATCACATCAACACCAAACAGTGACGAGGACCAGTTTGCCATGATCTGGAAAGAGGCTAACAAGAGATTCGATGAGTACGGCAATGACAAGGTAATCGGCACAAACGGTTTCTATGCCATGAAGGCACACTGGTCAGAACACCCTGACAGAGACAATGCATGGGCAGACGCAGAACGTTCCAGGATAGGTGAGGAGCGGTTCCGAAGGGAACACGAGTGTGAATTCTTGATCTTTGACGAGACCTTGATTGACAGCATATATCTCGCTGACCTAGAAGGCACGGCACCAATAGAGACAACAGGACAAGTGCGATGGTTCAAGAGACCTACCCCAGGACACACATACATGGTATCTTTAGATCCTGCAATGGGAACAGGAGGCGACTTTGCCGCAATACAAATTTTTGAATTGCCTACATTCGAACAAATAGGCGAATGGCATCACAACATGACTCCTATGAATCAACAAATTAGAATCTTGCAAGGAATTACCAAACACATCCACGACACGATCATGGAAAAGGATTCTACAGCAACGCCGCAGATATTCTACAGCATGGAGAACAACTCCATAGGTGAGGCCGCTCTGATGAGAGTGATGGACATAGGTGAGGAGAACATTATGGGCATGTTCCTATCCGAACCGATCAGAAAAGGGCATAGGCGTAAATTTAGGAGAGGGTTCAATACTACCGCAAAACACAAGATCGATGCCTGCACAAAATTCAAAGAACTAGTCGAAGGTGGGAAAATTAAAATAAACTCACAACTATTGATTTCAGAGATGAAAGATTTCGTTGCTAGTGGATTAAGTTATAAAGCAAAGCCTGGACAACATGATGATTTAGTAAGTTCTTGCTTACTAATGACTCGTATGATGAAAGTTTTAGCAGATTTTGATCCTAAAATATTCGAGAAATGGACAGACAGAACTGCTGAGATAACGCCAATGCCTATATTTGGTTCGTTCACAGGATAATAAATACAGTACATGAACCCTAAAAATTCACAAGATTTATTCAATAAGATAAGATCGCAGTTCTCAAACATAAGGTTAGGTGACGAGAATGGAGCCGCCACAGCAGATCCAAGCAGTGCTGTGTTCTTTGAGTTCGAATTCCAAGAAGACGCAGACACTTTTGGTAGTGTTAGCATAAGCCTAGCAGACGGCGAGAATATGAAAGTGTACTACAACAGAAATCTTGTCAACAAGATCGATGAAGACAGCAAAGACGAATGGTATGCTTTCCTTAAAGAGTTAAAGGACTATGCTGTTGAACACCAAATGGGGTTTGATGTGCGAGATATCACTAAAAACAACCTAACGAAGCAGGACTATGAAAATCTTGCAGATACGAACAAAACGGTAAATACTGACGAGATGTCAGAAGAACTAGCAAGAATCACTAAATTAGCGGGTGTTGAAAAGGCACCGGTTGCAGAAGGCCTAACAGGCACTTCCAAGAGTTCATTCGAGAACCTAAACAAAACAAAATTGATAATCAGACACAAAGGCAAAGTTGACGAGACTGTGCCGGGTGCGAGATCAAGACAGATACAATCGCTCTACATAGAGAACGAAGATGGTGAAAGATTCAAGTATCCAATGACACACCTAGCAGGTGCGAGGGCAATGATGAGACACGTTGCGAACGGTGGAAGACCACATGACGAGTTTGGACAGCACATCGTTTCGACTTCGGAAGACATCGCAAAATTAAATTCATTCTCAAGATATGCATCTAACAAAGATCAATTGAACGACAACGCAGGGGATATCATAGAGCAAACTAAATTGAAACTAGAGAACCTAAGAGGTTACATGAAGAACCTTTCTAACCAGACACACTATGAGAACGCAAGTAAAGATTTCAAAACATCGGAAGAGCAAATATTAGACGACGAAACAGTAAACAAACTGAGAGAGAAGTTCACAATGAAAAACCTAGACAGTAGAGTAGAAGATGCTTTCCCAATCATAAACAAAATAATGAGCGAATTCGAGGCAACCAAAGAGCAAGAACAAGTGAACGAACTGGATCCAGGCAAGAACTTTGAAAAGAAAGATAAAGAAACAGTGCCAACAGTACTTCCAAAAGATGCAGAGCCAATTGACGCCCCAATCCAGGCACCAGTTGATCATGGAGCAATAGTACAAGGATATTTGTCAGATCCTGATAGCAAATTAATACTAAGAAAAGATGACACAGCAGACAAGATGTTAAAAATAACAAAATTCAAAGACAAGAACACAATGTTAAGTTCGATTCTGTCAGACATAGCATCTAGATTAATCTCAACACCAAAAGGTGAAGAAGATCGAGTGGCTAATTTCGCAAGTAGAGTAGCAGACGAGATGGATCAAGAGAAGTCGGCGGCATTTAAACCATCGGCCGACTACATAAAAAATAAAAAAATTGCAGTGCAGTTGGCGAAGAGATATATTGACGACTACAAGAAGATGCAGTCGGAACCAGGTTACACAGATCAAGTAAGGAAAGATCCACAAGAAATAAACAAATTTAAAAACATCAAAGGTCAATCATATGGTGACAAAGGTGCAGAATACAAAGCACCTAGTAAAGAAACAGAAGCGTTTGAATCATGGGTTGATGAGACTGTGAATGAATATGCTAAAATGGGAGATTACCCAATAGATAAAGAAATAGAAAAAAAAGACAAAGAGAACGCTACAAAACTTGATGTAACCAAAGCAGACAAGATGATGAACACAACTGCTTACAAGAGAATGCAGGCAGGCGATGAAAGATATGCTGACAAGACTGAAGGCAATCAATTCGCACAGGCGGTACAGAAGGCCAAGGCGGCGGGCATGAAAGCAGGTGACAAGTTCAAAGTAGGTGCCGACGAGTACACACTGAAAGATGCCATAGAGATGGCAGGATTACAACTTGAAGAATTCTTCTCAGAAGAAGAAATGGAAGTTCCAGCAGAAGCACAAGCGGAAGCAGAAGCGATCAACACGGAACTGGACAGAATCAAGACGCTGGCCAACATAGCATAATAAAATCTCCATATTACCAATAATAATAGTAGACAACTGATAAATATAGTTGTATATTATGTACTATATGTCTAATATACATTTAGGCAAACAACAAACATAGGCACAATAAAGGAGGCTTACATTATGGCATCATTAGCTGAAATAAGAGCGAAGTTAAAATCACAAGAAGTTAATCGCTCAACTTCACAAACAGGCGGAGACAACGCCATCTACCCACACTGGAACATAGCAGAAGGCTCAGAAGCAGTGGTCAGGTTCCTACCAGACAAGGACACAAACAATACTTTTTTCTGGACTGAAAGAAACATGATCAAATTACCTTTCGCAGGTATCAAAGGTCAGACTGATTCTAGACCAGTTACAGTGCAAGTTCCTTGCATGGAAATGTATGGCAAGACTTGTCCAGTACTGACAGAAGTCAGACCATGGTTCAAAGACAAGAGCATGGAAGATATGGGCAGGAAATATTGGAAAAAGAAAAGTTATATTTTCCAAGGTTTTGTTACAACAAATCCGTTAGCAGAGGACTCAACACCTGAGAATCCAATCAGAAGATTTATTATTGGACCTCAGATCTTCAACATTATCAGAGGAGCATTGATGGATCCAGAAATGGAAGAACTGCCAACTGATTATGTGAAAGGTGTTGATTTTAGGATTACTAAAACAACTAAAGGTGGTTATGCTGACTACTCAACATCAAAATGGTCAAGAAGAGAACGTGCATTAGATGAGGCAGAAAGAGCCGCAATTGATACGCATGGGCTACATAACCTAGGTGACTTCAGACCAAAAGAGCCAACCGAAGCAGAAGTTAAAATAATTGCAGAATTATTTGCGAAATCTGTTGAAGGTGAGGCGTATGATCTCGAGCAGTACGGACAATACTTCAGACCAGCAGGCGTGGCTTACCAAGGTAAACCACAGGTAGCAGTGCCAACAGCATCGGCTCCGGCGGCAACACCAATGGCAGAAGCGGCAACACCAATGGCAGAAGCGGCTCCGGTTACTGAAAGTGCACCAGCACCACAACCTGAGGCGGCTCCGGCAACGGCGGCACCTGCAGGTGACAGCGCCAAGAGAGCAGAAGACATCTTGAAGTTGATTAGATCAAGACAAGCAAAATAATCTGACATTTACCAAGGCCTTGATATTGACTATCAAGGCCTTGTGTAGTAATATATTAATATGAAAAAGAAAATACAAAAGGCTATCGAATGGATCTTGTACAAACAAATACCTGCATGGGTATTGATTGTAGCGATTATACTTTGGATAGTATTATAAGGAAAACAAAAATGACAAAAGTGTTTGACGCAACAAAATTTAGAAAGAGTATCACAAAGTCTATACAAGGACTAGGCATTGGTTTCAGCGATCCCACAGATTGGATTAGCACAGGAAATTACGCATTAAACTATTTAATGACCAGTGACTTCAACAAAGGAATTCCATTAGGCAAAGTGACTGTACTTGCAGGTGAATCAGGGGCAGGCAAGAGTTACATAGCATCAGGCAACATAATCAAGAATGCACAAGAGCAAGGCATCTTTGTTATCTTGATCGACACAGAGAATGCACTAGATGAGAAATGGTTACAAGCATTGAAAGTGGACACATCAGAAGACAAACTTTTAAAATTGAGCATGTCAATGGTCGATGATGTTGCGAAAACTGTTTCAGAGTTTATGAAAGGTTACAAAGAACAACACGCAGACAACAAAGAAGGCGCACCTAAGGTACTGTTCGTTATAGACAGTCTGGGCATGATGCTTACTCCAACAGACGTGAATCAGTTCGAAGCGGGTGACATGAAAGGCGATTTGGGTAGAAAACCTAAAGCACTAACGGCACTTGTGAGAAACTGTGTAAACATGTTTGGTAGTTGGAACGTGGGCCTTATAGCAACCAACCACACATATGCATCACAAGATATGTTTGATCCAGATGACAAGATATCAGGCGGACAAGGATTTATCTATGCAAGTTCTATTGTTGTTGCAATGAAGAAATTAAAATTAAAAGAAGACGAAGCAGGAAATAAAGTTTCAGATGTGAGAGGTATAAGAGCCGCCTGTAAAGTTATGAAAACTAGATATGCTAAACCGTTTGAAGGTGTGCAAGTCAAGATACCTTATGACACCGGAATGGATCCATACAGTGGTCTAGTTGAGTTGTTTGAAAAAAAAGGTTTGCTAGTACAAACAGGAAACAGATTGAAGTATATTGATTCTAAAGGAAAAGAACACATTGACTTCAGAAAACAATGGACCGGTGATAAATTAGATATGATAATGAGAGAGTTCAAAGACGAAACACTTGTAGAAGAGGTAGAAGATATTGACGCTCCCATCGAAGTAGAAACAAAAACAAAAAGTAAAAAAGAAGAGTAATGATAGACTTTACACACGAGGATATAGAAAGATTATGGAACTCCATTGTACACTACGTTCCAGAGAGACAGAAATTGGATTGTGCCATAGACTTCATTAAGAGCCTAGAGGATATTGGTGTTGAACATGACGAGATCAAAGCGTCAGCCGAATTCGATCCCAAATTAGAAGAAGCAATCAACACTGTGTTCGAGGAAGACGAAGAGTCAGACGGATACGGCGAAGATGATTAATTGGTACAACGAAGTCAGCAGGAACCTAGCAAAGATACCAGACTGTGTGGCATACTTCGACAAGGAATTGATCGAGGCCAAGAAGCAGTGCAAGATCTACGGTAACCTAGAGAGAGCCAGTGCGTCACTGCCAGGCATAGTGGAAGAAAGATTCAGTCAACTGCAACAGTTAGAAGCGATATTGGAATACCTAAACATCGAGTTGAGGAGACTGAGATCAAAGACTTTTAGGAAATATTTGGAAAATTACAACAGGGCGTTATCAAGCAGAGATGCAGAGAAATATGTGGACGGTGAGGACGATGTCGTTGACATGGATAAAATTATAAACGACTTCGCATTGATAAGGAATCAATGGTTAGGCATCACCAAAGGTTTAGATCAAAAACAATGGCAGATAACAAACATTGTTAAGTTGAGAGTAGCAGGAATGGAAGATGCTGACATCAAATAATAGAATAATACTCACAGACGTAGACGGTGTGTTATTAGAGTGGGAACATCATTTCGAAAAATGGATGTCGTTGAGATCATATTTTGATGAAAGAGGAAAAAGATATTACCCATACAAACAATTACCAAACATGCTAAACGAATACGACATGTCTATTAGGTACGGGGTGAGCAAAGACACAATAAGACAAGAGATTAGGGAATTCAACAGGAGTGCTTGGATGGGCACACAGAGACCGATGCTGGAGTCACAGACTTGGGTCAAACTGTTGGCCGCTGAGGGTTGGACGTTCATACCTATCACATCACAGACATCAGACATACCGGGACAGCAATTACGTAAGAAAAGATTGGGAGAACTGTTTGGTGAGCATGTGTTTACCAATTATCATATACTAGGCACCGGTGCTGACAAAGATTCGGCATTAGCCGAGTTTCATGATACTGGGCTGTATTGGGTTGAGGACAAGCCTAAGAACGCACTAGCAGGGCTCTATTACGGTTTAAAGCCTATATTAATCGACCACCCATATAACAGAGACCTCAATCATCCTGACATAATACGTGTAAATAATTGGAAACAAATACACGAAATATTATCTAAATGAAAGTATACGTAGGCTGGGATTCGCGAGAAGACATATCATATCAAGTGTGTGAACACTCTATCAAACGTAGGGATCCGTCGGCAGAGGTGATACCTCTCAAGCAAAATGAGATGCGAGCGCAAGGCATATATACCCGAGACATCGACAAGTTAGCGACAACAGAATTCACATTTACTAGATTCTTTGTCCCATTCCTGAACGACTACAAGGGATGGGCAGTATTTTGTGATTGTGATTTTCTTTGGAAGATTCCTACAAAAGAGCTCGAAAAGTATTGTGATGACTCTAAGGCAGTGATTTGTGTACAACACGATTACACACCCGAGGAAGGGTCGATCAAGATGGATGGACAAGTGCAAACAACATACCCTAGAAAAAATTGGAGTAGCATGGTTCTTTGGAATTGCGGACATCCTAAGAACACGATGTTGACTCCGGAAGTGCTAAACAAAGAAACACCAAAATTTTTACACAGATTTAGTTGGTTAGATGACTCCGATATTGGTTCTTTGCCTCATGAATATAACTGGTTGGTGGGTTGGTACAAGGAACCCAAAGACGGCAAACCCAAGATACTTCACTACACCGAGGGTGGGCCATGGTTCGACGGATACCGGAACTGCGAGTACGCCGATGATTGGAAGAAGGAAGTCATAAATCTATTCAGTGCCTGATGAAGTGGGAAAAATTAGAACCAAATCATTTCTTTAAGGAACCGGTCAAACACTTTGTTGCCTCTACAATATATGACACCAAAGAGTATGACAGGCTGTACGAAAATCAAAATAATCTCACACACGACATATGGAACGAGTTTGACAGCAAATACAAGGTCGGATTTCAGTTTTATGAAGACCTACAAGATATAGATAAAAGCAAAGACATCATGTGCTTGTGGTTCTTTAAAGAAAGATCGGATAGAAGTAACGAAAAAGATATATTGTTGGCTGGAAAAACAATAACATATTTCCCAAATACTTTTTTGATCACAAGATCAAATGATATAAAAATAGTTCGAAATAAAAGAAGTTACATCAGAAGACCAGTTTTACAAATAGATATGAAAGAAGAAGTGTGGTTAAACCTATTAGAAAGATTCGATAAAAGATCTTAACGCGGCAATGTCAGCATTCATATGCCTGTCACGCACCTTGGTCCAAACAAACTCGTCACGTTTTGCAATATTTAAATTACCCCTTATCTGCTGGCCTGCATTGTCATTGAGTATTTTTTTTGCCTTAAATTCTACTGTTGGTAGGTAAAGACATCTATTCAGTTTACGTGCAACTTTCTGGGTATAAGAATCCACATGCCAATGCCAGAAGTACACCGGTGCCAGATAGCCCAGCGTATTAATCCAGTTCTTATGGACTGCGAAATGTGCCGCCGGCAGTGGTTTATCTCTCCATAACATTGGATGATCTCCAAAATTTTTGTTTCCTTTGGTCCTGCCATCACTCGGCACTACCATTAAAATCTTATCTTTGTATTTGTTTATTTCGTCTGCAATTATCTGATCCCAGTCTTGTGTTTGTACTTGCACGTCATCTCCCATGAGCATAACGATATCGTGTGAGGCTTTATCACTCATCAAGTTCCAACTGTAACAAGTAGATTGATTTGGTCCTACTGTATAATATTTTTCGTCTAGTAAATCTTTGTATTCTTCTAATTTCTCATCATCATTATTGAGATAGAATAAAAATTCTGTATCGTGTTTTTGTGTTGCGGTAGCAGTGTCGACTAGTCTTTTTGCCAATTCAGGTCTGCCTCGTGACGGACAACAAAATGAAATCATATCAATTTGTTCTTCCAAGTATCGGGTGTTTGTTCGTTTATAATTTCTAATGGCAAATGATATTGAAATTTTTTTGTGCCTCTGGTTCTTATGTACTCGGCTGTTTTCTTAACAGATTGCCGCATGTTTGTTGCCGTGTTGTAACCTAATAATTCTCTTGCTTTGTCTGATGAACATACTGCTAGTTTAACTTCTTTAGGTCTGTCTTTGTGATGTATAGGATCTAGGTTAAGTCCGGTTTCATTTGCACAGGCCTCCGCTAGCTCATTGATCGTTATGGGTTCTTCGTCTGGTCCAATGTTGATCACTTCTCCGACTACATTGTCTTGGAATGCTAGTGCGTTTAAACAGTACAAACAATCATCTATGTAACTAAAACATCTTTGTTGCTCTCCGTCTCCGTATATGATAGGTTGTTTGCCTTGTAACATCCTGTTCAACATAATGGACATGACATTCCTAAATGGGTCATCGTACTTCTGTCTTGGACCAACTATGTTGTGTGGTACGGCAATTACATACTCAACCCCATGAGTCTCACATAAATTTTTTAATACATCCTCACCGGCTTTCTTTGCGATACCATATGGATCCTGTGGCCGACATTCATATGTTTCTTTGTATGGCATTTGATCATGCTGGCCATATCTCGCCATGCTTGAACAATACACAATACGTTTAACCTTGTTCCTTATAGCCGCTGTAATAGTTGTGACTGATGCTTCGAATATGTTCCTTGTGACAAGCACAGGAGAAAATACAGACAGACCTTCGTATGCCGTTGCGGCAGTATGGTAAACTATGTCACAGCCTTCCATGGCTTTGGTCATGTTTTCTAAATCACAACAATCCACCTGATGGAACTCTACATTTTGGGGGACATTGTCGGCGTATCCGCCAATCATGTTGTCATTGCCAGCAACTGTGTGGCCTTCTGATATCATTAAATCTGCTAGATGGGAACCTAAAAAACCTGCTATACCTGTTATAAAAATTTTCATTTTGAGTATTTAATTTAAGTTATGCACGATAGAAAACTTTGTCTGGCCAATGTGTCATTAGTACTTTAAATCCTAATGAGTTTATATATCTTTCAACTTCAATATTACTGCTACCATATTTTTTAGTGTTGTTGTTTAGTTCAATCATTAGATACGTTACACCATCTAAAGTTTTTGTCGCACCTTTAAGTACTTCCATTTCGTAGCCTTCGACATCAATTTTAATCATATCAACGTCTTGATACTTCATATGATCTAATGTGATCATTCTTATATCGCCCTGCTTATCTACTCTTTTTGCCTGTGTAAAATCATCATCGGTTAATGAAATAGTTTTTATTTCGGATCCAACTGCTTCCATCCTCGGGTCACAATTGATAGTGCAATTACGCTGTAGGCATGTAAAATGTGTTTTGTCAGGTTCAAATGCAATTACTTTTCTAACAAATGGTTCAATTGCTTTTGCCCATGTACCACACCAGGCACCCACATCAATAACTGTCTTCATTTTTTTATTCTGTGATTTGCAGTATTTTAGAAACTTGTTCAAACATTTATTTTGTGTGAAAGGCTGGCCACCTTTCCATTCTTCTATGTGTATATCGTTGCTGGGCACCCAGAAACCGTTTATTTTTTCAATCTTCATAATATTCCTTTGTCCATCAATATCTCTACTGCTGTACCATTCGCAAACTCCTCGGGTGTAAACTGTTGATATGCTAGGCTGTATAACCAAGGTTCCGGGCCACCGTAGTACGGATTCTCAATGTCAGACAGTTCCACGTTTCCAACATCTACAGCGAAACTTTTGTCATCACAGAACACAGGTATTCCTTCACACATAGCCTCAACGGCCGCTATGCTACAACTAGTGACCACACACCAGGCTTCTTTGAGATCTTCGGATAGAGGTACTATGGCCTCACTCGGCCCTGACGTACCCCTGCCCCTAGGCTTGTGTCGAAGTTTGATGGGTCTATCTGTGTATCTCTTGATCTGGTTTATTGTTTCCTTTGTCCAGTTTGGTCTATCTAGATACCCGTGTATTCCTGCCGAACTAGGACAAACCAAAATGTGTTTGCCAGCAAAATTAGGTGCCTTAATCTTCAAACCAAACTTCTCAAATCTATCTGCCTTACATCCTTTGATGTACGGAACGTGTATAGCATTCTTACAGATACGCCAGTAGTGATTATCTGGTTTGAGATTGTTATTGTCAAACCTGCCAAAATATGGAGTATCAGTAAACCAGTAGTTGTGATTACGTGCTTCCAGTTTCTTAACCATTTCTCTGTTGTTACCAACAAATCCCCAGAACATGCTGTTATTGACCGGATCTGTTTCCACTGCGTTGTTTAACTTTGTGATCTGATCAGGCCATGATTTTTCAACTCCATTAAACACTTCCCAAGCCTTGCTGTTTAGATTATTAGATGGTGAGTAGATTGTTAGCATCTATAAACTCCTTCAGTTGTTCGGCCCATTGTTTATGGCCTTCTTCATTGGGGTGTGGATCATTTGGTTTACACTGCTGATTGTTTGCCACCGTATAATCTAAATGACTAGTCTCTGGCTTAAAAAATCTTTCTTTTTTAATTTTATCAAATAGTAATTGTATATCTGGATTTTCTATTTTGTTATCTGAAAGTGTGTTGTAAAATACGTAAGGAAATTTTTTATTTTCAAAATAGTCTTGTAGGTCTAATAGACCTAATATAGATTCAATTTGTGTCATTTGATCTAGGTCTGCCCCTAGGCTGAAAAGATATTTTATAAAACTTGTTGTGTGTTTGTCTCTGTTTGGATCCCAAGTTTTCCAAGTTGTCTTCATTGTGGGGAATTTATGTGCCTTGTATCCATCAGATGTTGGATAATCAAACCTGTTTCCACCACTAGATCCGATTAGGAAAAAACAGTTTTCTGCAAGTTCTGGGAATTTCTCACACCAAACTCTAGTGGTCCACATCAATCTCTTCGACCCTCTGCCCCCATTGGCTAGGTTTACTTCGACATCATATCCTAACAGTTTTGCCAATTCGAGACCGCAATGAGTATTGACATTATCTTTAGGTCTGTAAGTTAGGAACGAACATCCATTAATGAATAGTTTGGTAGGCATAGCTCAATAATTATAGTATAATTATAGGCAAATAGCAACATGAAGAACATAGATTCAATCAGATACTTCTTGGATAAATGGGAGACTGTGGACACCAGTTACGATTACACAGTGCCGTATCACAAAGATGTCAAATCAAATTTTACAAGTTTACCGACATTTGTTGCTGAATTCTATGATTGCAAAGTACATAGTTGTCCGTTGCTTGTTACCTATCAGCAGAAGTTGATAACCAACTATATCTGGGGACTCACACACAACAGTAAACACAAACCCCACAAGTCACACAAACTGTGGAAAGAATGGGGAGACGAAATACAAGCAGACCTACCACCAGTCACCAAACATTTCCATGAAAAATATTACTATGTGTGGTTGCCCATCGACGAACAGAGCGTGAACAATCCATGGCACATATGGATTGACATCATATCAAAATTTAGATTGATAGAGAAGAGATGGTCCACTGACTTCACAAAGTATTGCTATGTGTTGGCGAATGAAAGCAAATATCTAGAAAAATGTATCAAAGAACTGTTCCCTGAAGTTAAAGTTCTTGTAATGCCAAAAAACGAAACATGGCAATTCAAGCATCTACTGGTTCCTAGCATGAGCAACTCAAAAGATGGCGTGATCACTCCGTACCTTGCTCCATGGTTAAGGCACTTTAAAGGTCGTCTGGAGTTAAAAGATATAAAACCTAATAGGAAGATTTTAGTGTTACGTCCGGGTGCGAAAACGAGAAAGATCACAAACTCTGACGAATTGCTGTTAGCTCTTAAAGGTTGGGAAACAGTTGCACTAGAAAACATGACCATACGAGATCAGATGAAAACGTTTGCAGGCGCTACACACATTGTTGCGGCACACGGTGCAGGACTAGTAAATTTGTTATGGTGCGACCCGGGAACAAAAATAATCGAAATACAAGATCCTAAAATGATACACAAGAAAGTTTATCCTGTATTATCACATCACCTGGGACTAGAACACAAATTATATCTTGCAGACACAGTGCCTATCCCGTTGGAGAAAGATAAAAAGCCAACTGGTGTAAAACGATTGACAGATCTAATTAACTTTAAAATTAATATCACTGACCTAATGAAGCACATAGACTAATGATATACCTAAGCAAGACACATAGACAACTAACAGAGAAGTATATCGAGTTTGCACAAAAAGGAATGCCTGGATCAAAAATACTTCCATACAATGAAGTAATTGCCAGAAAAGATGCTACTAAAGTTTGGTTGCTTGGCATATTAAGGGGAACCAATCTAGTGTACGAACACTGCCAGAAAAACAAGATAGACTTCTATTACATGGATAGACCTTATTGGGGTATCAGCAGGCAGAAACCTTACTTCATGAGGATAGTCAAAAATGATCATGTGAAAAACTTCATAGACGAAAGACCAGACGACAGATTCAAAGCAACGTTTCCGCATGAAATAAGACCGTATCACAAAAACGGAAAGAAGATATTAGTGTGTCCTCCCACTAACTCGATCAAAACTTTTTTCAAATGTGAAAATTGGTTGGAAAACACATTGACTGAACTTAAAAGATACACGGACAGAGAAATCATCGTCCGGGAAAAACCTTACAATCCGGAAGTGCAACTAGGTGCAAATGGCGTAATGCACACGGGAGAAAATAATTCTAAAACGACAAAAGAAAAGTTTGACTGGAACGACATACACGCCGTTGTAACCAACAATAGTTCTATTACTGTAAAAGCACTTGCAAGCGGAGTACCTGTGTTCGCTGACAGCAATAATTGTGCGTTTCCCATCGCGGGCAAGAGTTTGGCACGCATTGAACAACCTGTCTATGAAGACCCTAGACCGTTGTTCTACAGTCTAGCATATGGACAATTCACAGCCAACGAAATGAGTGATGGGACAGCAAAGAGGATACTAGATGAAAGTTGAGATATTTAGAAGGACAGTAAAAGATAGAAAGAATGGTGCTAGTTTTCAGTTACTGAAACACATGGAAGAGGGTATAAAACAATGTGGTGATGAACCTATAATAGTAAATGAAACACTCACCGGAGAGTGGCGTAAAGATGAAATGGAACCAACAGCACCGATCGGTTGTATGTTTGGTTACGGGGGAAAGAATCAACTGCACCACACCAAGGGACGTAGGAGGGATCTTGTGGAACGTGCTAAAAAGAAAGGCATTTACATTATTACATTTGATGGTGGCATATTGTCTAGTTTTGGTAACACGATAACACACCCTAACCACCACTGGCGTGTTAGCCTGTATTCGCCAATGAACAACGGTAACTTCTTGAGCGATAACAGTCCAAGCGACCGATGGAACATGATGAAGAACCTATGGAATATAAAATATGAACCATGGCGTAAATCAAATCAAGATGACCCCATACTGTTTGGCCTTCAACCCAAAGATAACTGGAGCATGGATGAGCTAGATCCTATAGACTGGTTCAATGGTGTGTATGAAAAACTACGACCTGCTACTGATCGTAGGTTCTTGATCCGACCACACCCCAATCACATGGCTCAGATGATAAGACGTAGAAACGAATTCCCCGAAGACTGTGAACTAATAGAAGGTCCAACAACATTTGTCGGAGACGAAAAGAAATATTATAGATTCAATTTGCAAGAAGCATTGGCCAACTGTCACGCCTTCGTCACACACAACAGCACCGCGAGTGTAGATTCATGTGTCCGTGGTATTCCCACGTTTGTCACATCGGATCTAGCGATCTGTTGGTCAGTTGCAAACACAAACTTAAACAACATCGAAACCCCAGAATACCCAGATAGGACACAATGGGTACACGATATAGGATACAAGATGTGGAGTACAGATGAGATAAGAAACGGCACTGTACTCAAAAGATTCAAAAAGAAATTGGGATTAGATAATGCATAGAAGAATTGGAGTGCTTAAAAATCAATACGATAGTATACCTAATCTAATATTAAGTTTTCCTCGTTGTGGCCGTACTTGGATGAAACATCTATTTGGACACTACATTGCTAAGAAATATAAAATAAATTTTAGCAAATGGGTAGATAGGCCGAGACCTGGTGTACCTAGGATACTGTTCAGACACGACTGGATGAGTGCTACAGGACATATACCGTGGCAAGAATATTTCGAAATACAGAATAAATGTAAATTTATATTTCAAAAAGAAATGAAAAAGCAAAATATAATATATCTATTTAGAAATCCCATAGACGTGTTATTCAGTTACTGGCCATATCTACAGAGTATACCTTACAAGAATTTCGATGCCCCTGACCATACAGACATCATCGACTTTGCTACCAACAAGCAATGGGGATTTGATATAATAATCAACTTCATGAATGCACAGATAGATCATTACAATCAACATGCGGGTAATAAGTTGTTTGTTAGATACGAAGACCTCAAGAAACAAGATTCAGAATGGCAACGATTAATCGAATTTATATTTGGAGATTTTGACCAACCCGCGTTTGCATATGCAAAAGAACAAACCACTTTTAAGAAAATGCAAGAAAAGAACAACATAGACGCACCCGGAGAACTTAAATTTTACAGAAGGGGCGGATCAAACTATATTGACGAATTACCAAAAGATCAACAGCAAGTTTTATTAAACTGGCCGGGATATAAAGATTTAAATAGAAGAATAAATGAAAATTAAAGTTATCACATCATATAAACCGGGTACGTGGGAACAGTACGGAAAGAAGGGTATAGAATCAATGGCCGAACAATTTCCAAAAGAAATTGACTTAGTTGTGTATGCAGAAGAACCAAAACCAGAATGCAAATACAACAGGATAACTTGGATTGACCTTAATTCGGCCGAGCCGGAACTTTTTAAATTCAAAGACAAACATAAAAACGATCCTGTTGCTAATGGAGAGCTTGAAGAAATTAAAGGCGGCGTAAGACGTCCGGCGGAACTGCAGACCAAGGGCGGCATGGACAAAAACAAAGGATCATTTCTCTGGGCCGCTGTGAGATTCGCAAATAAAGTATTCTGCGTTGTGAATGCCGTGCGAAATTCAAAAGAATATGACTACGTTGTTTGGATAGACGGTGACACATTCTCATTCAGACCAATACCAATGAGTTTTTTTGAAAATCTTTTACCACAAAACACAATGCTCACATACCTAGGCAGAGAGAATCCAAAACTAAATGACGGTGGCAAGTATCCCGAATGTGGGTTCGTCGGATATAACATGAATCATCCAGAGATACAGAATTTTGTTAACGATTGGGAAAAACTTTACGTCACAGACGACGTGTTCAAATTACTAGAATGGCACGACTCTTATGTTTTTTGGCATCTATCAAAAATGTATAGAAGTGAGAAAAATATTAAAGTTAACGACATAGGTTATTGGAAAGGGGTCAAAGGACATCATGTGTTTGTTAACAGCGAATTGGGACAGTACATGGATCACATGAAAGGCAAACGAAAAAAGATAGGAACATCTGCACGTAGTGATCTACGTTCGATACCTACCATCGACTACTGGAAGAAAGCGCCGCCATCATTATAATGAGAATAGAAGCATGGCCCATGCATGGTCCCCTTAACAGCAAAAACATCTTTAAGAAATTTATCGATTCAATAAAGGTCGAGGGTGACGAAGTACATGTCAATAAAGAAACTAACGGTGATGTCGCAGTGATATGGAGCGTGTTGTGGCAAGGACGTATGCAGAGCTACAAGAACATATGGAACAGATATCGGAGTCAAGGCAAACCCGTTATCGTTATAGAGGTTGGTGGATTGCGTAGGAATCTCAGTTTCAAAATAGGGATAAACGGTATCAACAGAGATGCCGACTTCGCTAATCAAGAGTTTGACGACCAACGCTGGTCCTTGTTCGGCCATGAGTTACGCCCATGGAATCCAACAGGAGAGCTCATAGTTATATGTGGACAGCATGACTCATCAGAGCAGTGGAAGGGATTGCCAAAGATGTCTAATTGGATTGAACAACAGATTATAGAAATCAGAAAGTACACAACCAGACCAATATTGGTTAGACCGCATCCTCGTAACATTATAAGTTTTGATGAAAACAAATTCAAGAATGTTAAAGTAAGAATGCCCAAACGAGATTTTAGAACCTATGATGACACGGATTTCAAGGCAACATTGGAAAGAACGTGGGCTGTGGTAAATCATTCCAGTAATCCTGCTATGGAGGCAGTGATCAAAGGCATACCGGTTTTCGTTTCAGAATCTAGCCTTTGCCATGATGTGGGTAACATAAGTCTATCTGACATCAACACACCGGCCATGCCTAATAGGTCGAACTGGGCAAATAAGTTATCTTACACCGAATGGTTCGAGGATGAGATAGAACAGGGCTTGCCATGGGCAAGGATCAAAAAAAGATTAGAGGAGCAATACATATAATGCAAAAAATTAACATAGGGAAACGCAACATCATAGAACCTATAGAATGGACACCCTATATGGGCGAGACCATTGTGGTCAATACCGTGATAAGGCAAGGCAAGAAAATACAAGAGACCGCATTCTACGAAGACAAAGTCAAAGCAGTACCACGCGGCAATGCTTACTGCATAGGTAACGGTCCTTCACGACAGGGATTTGATCTGAACAAACTTAAAGCGACCGGACAGACATACGGCTGTAATGCACTGTACAGAGACTTCCTGCCTGACTTCATATTTTCCGTTGACACTAAAATCAGCGTAAAAATGTGCGAAGACGAAGTGGGACTGAAGACCATACACTATGGGCCAGCACTGGAAGTCAATAGGAAACAGAACAAAGGTATGATGCATCTCATACCCAACAACCCACACTGGATATCAGGTAACGCCGCTTTCTGGACGGCCGGAATACACGGACATCGGAACATCTACCTGATAGGTTACGACTTCCGAGAGTATGGTAAGGGCGAACTGAACAACATCTACCAAGGCACGGATTGCTACGGCGAGAGAGGCGGCAACGACATATTCGAAGGATGGCTATCAACATTCAGGAAGATGCTGAAGATGAGACCTTATGTGAACTACACCGTAGTGCATGACAACCCCCCTGATTTCCTGCACAACCTACAGACAGGCACGGACCTGGGTAACAGTCGAATCATGAGTTACAAAGAGTTTGAGGATACTGTGTTAGCCGGTTCTTGATAAGGTCAATCCAGCACTTTTGAATTTGTTCTTGAACGCATAGAAGTTTGCGTTGTGATTGCTGTAAGGATCTTTGATAACGGTCATCTGGTATAAATGCACCATCTCGTGTGCCAGTGTTTCTATGAAGTCCCGGAACGTTGGATACTTGGTGTGTATCTCTATCGCGAATGTGACGTCGGTCTTGTCATAGGGTATCACACTCTGATCATATGTGCCCTTCCTACATTTCCTGTTGTCCCAATTAGCCCAACACCTGCCCCAGTCATTGGTCATCCTTACCAAGTACAATGGTACTGCAGGCAACTTATTACCAAACAAACCCTTGTTGAGATGCTTGAACCAGGTTACCGCTAAAGAATGTGTGGGTTTGAAGTTCCTGGTGTTCTTACGCATAGTCAGAGTATTTTCCAACCTGATCTTCAATTGTTTCCGGACTGTGACAGTCTTCTTACTGGTCTTTTTCATAGGTTGACTATATTACCAAGTATGCTATAATATACTAATAATTATCAATATTACCAGGTTTAAAAATGCACACAGATTTGCCAAAAACAATTAACGAAGCACTCAAAATACTAGCATATAACGATTATTTTTGGTCAGATCCCCTATCGACGCAGAAGACCCAGATCAAACCACACCCCAAAGATTACGAAACTGTGAGATCACTGGCGGAATCACAGTATGCATGGACAGAGAAACAGGCCAGACTAGCACTAGTGATTCTAAAAAGATACCTGACCAAATTCCAAGCACACGGCATGGACATCAAAAAGTTACTCGATAAACCAGTGTATGATGACGACTTCCGTGTTATCAGTTTTGATAAGGTCATAGAGAAGTACACAGACGATGACAACATTGACAGGATAGAGATGAGATTCCCATATCACAAGAAAGTGATACAACTGATACGTTGCATGAAAGACAAACGTGACCTGCCTGGAATGTATGCGTTGTACGATGGCGAGAAGAAGAAGTGGACCTTCCAACACAGCGATGTCACTGCCTACTATCTGACCTTGATCGCTGTAAGATATGATTTCAAATTCACGGACGACAGTCTACTCAACGACTACGAGGAGATCAAAAAACAAGTTATTGGACATCGTAAACCCACAGCACGATTGGTCGCTGGAGAGGTTGTGTTGGACAACGCACCAGAATCTCTACAGGAATTCTGGAATGAAAATCTCAAAGATAAACCAGCGTTGACACAAGTGGACTCGTTGAAGAACTTTGACATATCAACTAATGGAATAGATGTACCAGCCGAGACCATGATAGGTCACAAGATAGCACACAACAATTACCACAAGTTATGGATTGATTCAAAAGGATTCAGCAAGAAGGAAGTTGTCAAAGGATTGATAGAGCTGAACTGCTTTCCGTTGATCATGCCTGTGAGTGGTGACATACACATGGAAGATGACGTCAAAGATTTCTGGGGATGGATGAACGCATTCAAGGCACACGGTGTTGACATATTGAATGAATGTAGTTGGGGATTTGATGTGAAAGAACCCATCTACAAGAAGGACCTCGAACGTTTCAACAGCGAAAGGACCTATCTGTTAGACAATCAAAAATCAGAAGAGTTCTTTGAGAACCTATACGAGTTGCATCAAATGAGTAAACAGTTCAAATTGATCAACCAACAAACAAAGATCATCTTCGTCAGGAACAGAATACCAAGGGCGTTGATCAAGAGCAAAGTAAAACCAAAAGCATCACTGGTTGGAATAGGCGGTGGTTACTACGCTACGGGTACAGACAACCTAAAAAGAATGCTTGAAAATCTTCCAAAAAAGTTGTATTATAGTGATCACCAACCGAGTAGTTGGGATTGGCATGATCACGTTATAGTAAAACTTTAAATATGAGCAGTTGTAAATTAGTAATAAAAGATGAAGTGAATGTGAAGTTCGAGAACCTGAGCCTCGAATGGCGTAAGAGATTATCAAACAAATTCAAATACGAGATACCATATGCTAGACATCTTCCGGCAGTCAAGTTAGGCAGGTGGGACGGTAAGGTCAGTTTCTTTGGGCTCGGTGGTACCACATACCTAAACCTAGTGGACCAGATACTTCCCATATTAGACGAAGGCGGAGTTTACATCGATGTAGAAGACAAAAGAAAACAACACAATTTTGAATTCAAAGCAATAGACAAAAATTACCTGTCACATATAAAATGGCCGGACAACCATCCAGCGGCAGGAAAGCCAATTGAATTGAGAGACTATCAAGTGGAAACAATAAACAAGTTTATAGAACATCCACAGAGCATACAAGAGATAGCCACAGGAGCGGGTAAGACCATAATCACAGCGGCACTATGCCAATTAGTCGAACCTTATGGGAGAACGCTGACCATTGTTCCCAACAAGAGCCTCGTGACACAGACAGAGGAGGACTTCCTGGCTTGTAACTTAGACGTGGGCGTTTACTATGGAGACAGAAAAGAACTGGGCAGGTTCAACACTATAGCAACATGGCAGTCACTGAACGTGCTAGAAAAAAAAAGCAAAGACGAACACAGCACAGATTTTCTTGAAGCCATACAAGGAATCAACACAGTGATAATAGATGAGGTGCACATGGCCAAAGCAGATGTGTTGAAAAGATTGTTGACCGGTCCATTCGCACATTGTGGCATACGTTGGGGTTTGACCGGAACAGTGCCAAAGGCAGACTATGAATTTATGGGACTAAAATGTAGCATAGGTGATGTGTCCAACAGGATACAAGCCAGTGAACTGCAAGACAAAGGAGTATTGGCTAATTGCCATGTCAATGTGTTACAGACACAAGATCATCCTCAGTTCAAAACCTATAGCGAGGAACTAAAATGGTTAACCACAGACAAGACCAGAATGAAGTGGGTGGCCAACACAATCAAAGACATATCAGGTTCGGGCAATACACTAATACTTGTAGACAGGATATCTGCAGGTGAGATTTTAGAAGAACAAATCGAGGATGCTGTATTCGTGTCCGGATCAACAAAAAACACAGACAGGAAAGAACAATATGATGAAATATCTACTGCAACAAATAAAGTTATTATCGCCACATATGGAGTGGCCGCTGTTGGTATTAATATTCCTAGGATTTTTAATCTTGTTCTCATAGAGCCAGGGAAGTCATTTGTGAGGGTCATACAGAGCATAGGTCGTGGCATCAGGAAAGCGGAAGACAAGGACAGCGTACAGATCTGGGACATTACTAGCAGTTGCAAGTTTGCAAAAAGACATTTGGGGGCAAGGAAAAAGTTTTACAAAGAGGCCAATTACCCGTATACTATAGAAAAGATAAATTATGAAAATCCTTACACTTGATAACAGAACATATAAACTAGAAAAGATACCCGAATGGGTAGATGAAAATCTAAGATTCGCAGTACTAGATAATTCAGATCCTGCTGAACCAGATTTCTTCTACATACCATTGATATTCCTAGAGAGCTTCAACGCACCGGCGGCGGTGCTACAGATAGGAGAACACAGGATTAAGATGCCACTAGATTGGAAGATGCTGATAGGTGAGGCAGGACAGTCTGAGATGCACGTGTTACCAATCACGAGTCTTAACGACAGGGGGTTTGATGCTTTCACATTCAATCCGTTGTCTAGTCCTAAACCCGACTTCCATCCAATAGACGTGGTAGACATCTACACAGAAGTGAAATGGTACTTCCCAAAGATCAAATCCGGTCAGATGTTGGCTGTGCCACTGACCGACGGACGTAGACCCGTGTGTGCCTATTTCGTAAAGGACATATCAAGGCAGTGCGAGCAAGTGGACTATGGCTCAGTCTGGTAGACGAACTATAATCATAGACGCACCTGTATTGATTACCAGCAACAAGATCGCGGTGTGGATGGACGAGAATTGGATGATAGAGTTCTTTGATTGGTTAGGGAAAAATAAATTCAAGATTTCGGCTATGAATCACTTGCAAAAGAAAATAAAATTAACATTCGTAGATGCAAAAGAATGCACTATGTTTGGATTGAAATATGCCAGTAGAAAAAAGTAATAAGAAATTCTTTGATCTGAGAAACGGACTTAAGGCTGTAGACTTCAGAAATAAGGACTATTTTGATAGAATCGACGACAAGGAGAAGTCGTTGTATTCTCCCTACATGCTGATGAGATATGTTTCTAATGTGTCATCTAAGGATCCATTCTACGTGGAGCACTACATTGAGATGGTCAATGAGTGTGTGAACAAACACTGCTTCACACTGGGCAAACACAAGAAACTGTTATGGATACTGACCGCCATGTGTGGTGCAGAGACACAGCAGTTCCATCCATGGTTAAAACCCATGAAGCGTGTGCCTAACAAGAGCCTAAAAAAACTACAGACCATATACCCAACATGGAAGGAAGCAGACCTAGAGACACTAGACAAAGTGATAACTGACAGAGAACTAGAAGAACTGATAGAGGCACATGGCATCGACAAATAAATGCACATATTGTAGCAAAGAATTTGCCAAGGAACGTACACTGCAAGTTCACTTGTGTGAACCCAAGAGGAGATATCTACAACGTGATGAGAAATGGGTAGTGAATGCATTCATGGTATTCCAAAGATTCTATCAGATACACCAACACAACTCAAAGACAAAAACATACGACGATTTTGTTAAGAGTCCATACTACAATGCCTTTGTGAAGTTTGGTCGGTTCATTATGCATATTAACCCATTGTATCCGGAGAAATATATAGAGTTTGTGCTCCGGTCTAAGATTAAATTAGATCATTGGTCTAGAGATGATTTGTACGAAACCTATCTTATAGAAGCACTGAAATCAGAACCAGTGGAGGCGGCACTACAGAGAAGCATAGCCACAATGATGGACTGGGCGACGGAACAGAACGCACAATGGCCCGACTACTTCAGACTTGTGAACAAGAACAGAGCGGTGCAACACATACAACAAGGCAAGATAAGTCCATGGTTGCTGTTAGGTTGCAGTGCAGGCAAAAGGATGTTAAAATCATTCAACGACGAACAATTACAAATGATAGAAAGATTCATAAACACAAGTTTCTGGCCTAGCAAGTTGAAGAGCTACCCGGCCGATCACATGTTGGTACAAGACACAGCAAGAGAGGCCAAGATTGTCTAAGATTGATCTAGAGATAGCAGATAATTTGGATTTCGATGATGGTGATTGTGCTGTTGTTATCAAAGAAGACGGATCAATAGGAAGGGTAATTATGCCAGACATAAACAGGAATGTTCTTGATTCCGAAGGATACAGAAAACTGTTAGATATTTTGGAAGTGCTACAACCGGGCTCACGTGACAAGATGATACAACACGCCGAAAAGGGTAAAGGGAGTATGCACTAATGCCTGACGTAGACATAGACTTCTTTGATAGAGACAACACACTAAAACTTTTCAAGCACACACCTGCTTCAATGATCAAAGATGGCAAAGTAGAAAAACATAAAACAGGAGTCTACTTCCATGCTGTTCCCGAACATCCTGTGACAGGAAATTCATCGCTGGACTACAAGAAAGCCGAAGACAGGGGATATTTTAAGATAGACATGTTGAATGTAAACATATACAAGGAAGTGAAGTCAGAACAGGAACTAGTGGAACTTATGATACAGGAACCGGATTGGGACATGCTGAAGGATCCAAAGACCGTAGAGAACCTGTTCCACCTCAACGGACACTTCAACATAGTGTCTAAACTGGAGCCAAGGAACGTCGAGCAACTGGCCGCTGTGTTGGCCATAATACGTCCCGCTAAAAGACAGTTGATGTACAAGGACTGGCAGGACATAATGCGGGAGGTATGGACAAAGCCCACAGACGGCTCATACTTCTTCAAGAAATCACACGCTATAGCCTATGCACAGGCCATAGTGGTACAGATGAATCTGATCACGAGAGCTAAATATAGTTTTGATGCTACATCAAAAACCTAAAAAAAAGACACCCAAACATCCTAGTAAAAAACATCGCAGTCCAACTCGTTCCGAGCTCGGATCGTACCAGGCAAACAATCCGTTGACCAAGTATGTGGAAAGAGTTAATGGAATAAACTGTACTGAAAAGAACTAGACTGGTTTTCGGACCAATTGGATAGTCCTACGCTTCACACGTTTCTTTGATATTTCGGAAAGTTTAACTGTCGGGCCTTCTACTATCTCAACATCTTTTACATTCAAACTTACTAATGTTGATCGAAAATAACGGAAGTCTCCTTTTAGGAAGATATTGATTGGTAATTTCCTGTTAGATTCGTGCCACCAGGTTTCTCCACATTTTAAAAATTTCATCTTGTCCTGTGGCATCATTAACCTGCCATAGTCATAGAAACTGATAACATTAGAGTCTTCATTCTGTACTATACCAATATACTCTAGCTCACCTTTTCTAATGAGGCTTAAGAAAGGAAAATTGTCCCTTAATGTTTTAAAAATTTCGTTCATTCTATATCTATAAATACTGTTAAATATGTATTATGCAAACAGTTTCAAGGTATTTACTAAATCAATTGGTAATAGCCTATATAAATGGGTATCACGGGAGGAATTCGAAAGTGTACGATAGACGCCTAACACTGCACAGGGGTGTGTCAAATCCTATAACATTCACGTTTAAAAACGAGGATCAGAAGGCACAGGATATCACTTCCAAGACCTACGAATTCAATATCATAGATACAGAATCTAAAAAAGCGGTTTTGACCAAGACCTTATCTATTTTAGACGACGGATCCACAGTGAGCACCAAGGGAGATGCTCGTGCTACAATCACCGAAGGTGACCTATTGCCTCTAGAGGCCAAATTCTACAATTTCGCAGTACGTGAAGTCAAGTCCGACGGTAGCAGGGAAATAACATATGCTGACACGGGATATGCGGCCGCTGGCACGATAGAGTTGCTAGATGGTGCTTATCCAGAATTTGTCGCAAGTACCGAAGTAACCAGTTTCACATCAACACAGGGTCCGCTGGCAAAAACATCCGGGTCTGTCGACGGGAGGCCAGGTATAAACAACAACAAAGCATTACACACTATTGCGATCTATACAAAAAACTTTTCAGGATCATTAAGAGTGCAGGGAACAATGAGCGCCACTCCCGGATCTACTGATTGGTTTGATATCACCATGGACGGTGAAAACTCTGTGACTAATACTTTCTCGGGATCGACTGCTGTCTCTAATTTCAACTTCACTGGTATATTCAGAAATATCAGATTTAGTTGGGGCAACGACGCAGGTAATACCGGACTCATTGACAAAATCTTATATAGACAGTAAAATATAGTTTATGAATCTAATTGGATCTACTATCCTGACAAGTCTACCTGCGAACAGAAAGAAAACCCCTAGCGGATGGATTAGTTTCAACGCACCCTGTTGTGTGTACAACGGAGAGACTGCAGACAAGAAGAAACGTGGGGGACTGATGACCAGTGCGGATGGTACCGTCAGTTATCACTGTTTCAACTGTGGATTCAAGGCCAGTTATGTGATAGGACGTAAACTGACCTACAAGATGCGGCAGTTCATGAGTTACATAGGCATACCTGAGGACACCATACGTAAGTTGGCCATAGAGGCCATGCGTGAGGAAGAAGGAGATGTCAAGTACGAGAAGAAGAAATTCATAACATTCAAAAACAAGACACTGCCTAAGAACACACACAAACTAGATGTGTGGCTAGAGAAGTACGTGGGCAACGACCTCACAGAACCACAATGGAAGAAGATCGACGGACTACTAAAATACTTGGAAAGCAGGGGCATAGGCGCCGACTGGTATGACTTCATGTACTCGCCTGACAAGACCTGGGACATCTATCAAAGGCTACTGATACCATTCTATTGGAGAGGTGAAGTGGTTGGATTCACGGGCAGGATGTTCGAGGAATCACAAGGAGTAAAATACTACACAGACGTTTGGCCCGGATATGTTTTTAATATGGATGCACAAGATTGGACGAGAAAATTTGTAATAGTAACCGAAGGACCGTTCGATGCCATAGCCGTGTCTGGTGTTAGCATATTGGGTTCAGAAATAAATGACACGCAAAAAGAATTGATAGGCGGACTTGGTCGACAAGTTATTGTTGTTCCGGACAGAGATGCTCCCGGACAGAAGTTAGTGGACCAGGCAACAGAATTTGGGTGGAGCGTGGCATTTCCCGAATGGGATAAAACTGTGGGTGATGTGGCAGATGCTGTGTCGAAATATGGCAGATTGTTTACTATACAATCGATACTGAAAACAACAGAGTCAAGTAAATTGAAAATAGATTTAAAAAGGAAAATGTATGGTTAGTTTTCATGTCGAACCAACCAGTAAATGCACATTAGAATGTCCTCTGTGCTCAAGGACTTGGTTCTACGAGACATTTAAAAAAAGATTGTTGCACGAAATAAACATCGAACATCTTGTAAACTTTGTTGGTCCAAATGCAACGATAAACATGTGTGGTAATAATGGGGATCCAATTTATCATTCTAATTTTTTAGAATTGTGCAAACAATTAAAAGACAACAACTGTAGACTACATATTACAACAAATGGCTCTGCCAAGACAAAAAAATGGTGGCAAGTATTATCAAACATCCTAGATAAAAATGACACACTAATATTTTCTATAGACGGGCTAGAAGACACCAATCATTTGTATAGGAAAAATGCAAAATGGAAATCCATAATGGATGCCGTCGAATGTGTTAGAACAGGGAGTTGTACCCTGGTATGGAAATTTATAGTATTCAAACACAATCAACACCAAGTAAAAGACGCAGAAACATTTTCAAAAAATATCGGGTTTGACCAGTTTAGATTGGAACACAGCGACAGATGGCTGGGAGAAAAAGACCTAATGCCCGATGAGGAGTTTGTCGACATGTCATACAAACAATCACAAGAGATTCTCGATGATCCAACATTTACAACATCAATATTACCAAACTGTATGGTAAATGACAAACCACAACATAACCTGTATATTGACGCAGAAGGAGATTTCTATCCCTGTTGTTGGATGGGGAGTTACCATTACAAATACAAAAGTGTGTTCTCACCAAAAACAAAGATGTTCAATATCAAAGACAACACACTCGAAAGCATAATGGAATGGAACGAGATAAAAGATTTTTTTAATTCAACAAAACAATTTACTTCTGCACACGAATGTTGTAAAATAAAATGTGGAGTAAAAAATGGCTGACTATAACAATAACGAACAACACCAGGCTAAGAACTATTCTTTTGATGTGCAGAAATTGTACATAGAAATGTTGTTGGCGGATGCTGAATCATTTGCGAGGGCACAGAATATATTCAATCCTAATTCATTTGATCGTAAACTGCAACCAATTGCCAAGTTCGTCAAAGACTACATGGACGAGTACAAGGTCATGCCAGAAGTTGACATAGTCAATGCATCACACGATATAAAATTAAAAACAGCGAAGGATCTGGACCCAAGCCATTTCAATTGGTTGCTGGACGAGTTTGAAACATTTTGTAGACACAAAGCACTTGAACAAGCAATACTGTCATCCGCTGATCTATTAGAGAGAGGTGACTATGGTCCAGTCGAGGACATGGTCAAGGAAGCAGTACAGGTTGGCCTCACAAGGGATCTCGGCACGGACTATTTCGAAGATCCAAAAGGAAGACTTGAAGCACTCAAAGACAACAACGGACAGATCAGTACAGGTTGGGCCAACTTGGACAAGAAACTGTTTGGCGGATTCAACAGAGGCGAGCTGAACATCTTTGCAGGTGGATCGGGTGCAGGTAAGAGTTTGTTCTTGCAGAATCTTGCGGTCAACTGGGCACTGGCTGGACTGAATGTGTGCTACATATCATTTGAGTTGAGCGAGCAACTGACTGCCATGAGATTGGATGCCATGATGACAAATATTCCAACAAGAAAAGTATTTCCCGAAATAGAAAACGTTGAGATGAAGGTCAAGATGTTGAAAAAGAAATCAGGTAACCTGCAGATCAAATACTTACCGAGTGGTAGCAACGTGTTGGATGTGAGAACATATCTGAAGGAACTAGAACTGAAAAACAAGAAGAAAATAGACTGCATACTGATTGACTACTTGGATCTGATGATGCCTAAGAGCAAAAGGATATCACCAGCAGACTTGTTTATCAAAGACAAGTATGTGAGTGAGGAACTGAGGAACTTGGTCGTTGAGAAACAGTGTGTGTTGGCTACAGCATCACAGTTGAACAGGGCTAGTGTTGAGGAGATAGAGTTTGATCACAGTCATATATCGGGCGGACTATCCAAGATACAGACAGCGGACAATGTGATAGGTATATTCACTTCACGGGCGATGAAGGAACGTGGTAGATACCAGATACAGTTCATGAAGACCAGATCAAGTTCGGGAGTCGGACAGAAAGTAGACCTCGAGTTTGACGTGGACAGTCTGCGTATAAGAAGTCTAGACGAGGACGAGTCACAGAGCTATAATCAGCAAGGTAAGAATAAAATATATGACTCATTGAAGCAGACATCCAAAGTCACGGGCAACACGGACACAGATGCTAGACCAGAAGTGCCGGATCCTCGTAAAGGCGATGCGTTAGGAGTCAAGGTTAAGGCTACTGTGGAAGGCGGTAAACTGAGACAACTTCTAAATGAACTGCACTCAGATGAAGAACAGTAACAACATAGATTTCATTTAAATATCCGCATGCGTAAAGTACATGATTGGTTTTTACCAGATTACGATCAACACTACGAAGAGTGGATGAAGATAAACAACGAGGTAACATACCAAAGACTTCAGAGAGAGTATGCGTTACACCAAGTCAAGAACTTCCATACAGCGATAGACATAGGCGGAAACATAGGATTTTGGAGCAGGGATTTCTGTGACAGATTTGAGAACGTGGTTATATTCGAACCAGATGCCTCCAACATAGAGTGTTTGGAGACAAATCTTTCAGGTAAAGAAAATTATGACCTGCACCAAGTGGGCTTAGGTTCGAAACAAGAGACCAAAACATTCTATAAGTCATTGACCACATCCGGGGCACACAGTTTCTTTAGGGATCAGGTATTCGAAGACCAAGTGGAAGAATCAGTTTTAGAAATAAAGAGACTGGACGATTACAATTTCAAGAACGTAGATCTAATAAAGATAGACACACAAGGCAGTGAATACGACATACTGCTGGGTGGACAACAAACACTGCTTGATAACGATTGTGTGCTCAATGTGGAGATCGAACACAAAAACGAGCTCCAGAGACAGGCGGGGAAGAAGATCATCGAATTATTAAACACACTGGGCTATACAGAGTATGGCAGATCACGAAAGAAAGAAGTGGTGTTTAAGAAGAAATAACACACTTTTTTTACCAACTCAACATAATCCAATAAATAACTGTACGTTTTAAACTAAATTGCAATACAAGGAGAGATCGCAATGAAAAACATCAAATGGCTGATAAGCCACCAACCGGAACACTTATTCTTAAGAACAGCAAAAGCATTTGCTAAGATGTTAGAAGAGGTAAATTCGGAGTACAAGATCGAGATACTTACAACTGATCAGTACAAAACACAATACGACGCAGATTTCACAAGAGATAAAATTTGGGGATTAGTCCAAAGTGGCGAAATTCAAATGTCCCAAACTGAAGTTTACGAGCTAGCGGCACCAACCAATGACGACAACTTTTATGTTTTCGACATGCCTTGGTTGTTTGAAAGTCATGCTCATGCCAGAAGAGTTCTAGAAGGACCGATCGGCAGAGCGATGAACGACAGACTTGCTAAACAAACTGGAGTTAGAGGATTAGCATACACTTACTCAGGCGGATACAGAGCAATTGGTTCTGATGCACCGTTTAAGAAATTAGCTGACCTTAAAGGCCACAACATCAAAGCTAACTCAAATCCAATCACTCAAGAGTTTTGGAAGAGTTTAGGCGTTAACACAGTTAAAAGAAAAGGCCCTGTTAATGAGTTAGAAGGTGAAATGCAATCTCACATGGATTGTAAAGACACCACTTACATCAGACTACAAAAGGCTAAAAACTGGATTAATACTAAACACTCTTTATTCTTAACTGATATTTTGATTAGTGACAGTTTCTTTAAATCATTATCTGAAAAAGAACAGGCTCTTTTCGTTGAAGCGGCTAACAAAGCGGCTAGATTAGAAAGAAAATGGTCTCAAGAAGATGCTGAGCAATATGAAGCAACTGCTCAAGAACAAGGAACTACAATCCATACTGTGTCAGACGAAGACAGAGCTGAAATGAGAGAAAAAGCACAACCACTTTACGACAAATGGTCAAGCAGATTCTTTCCAGGCTTAATCGACGGTATCAAAAAATTATCATAATTTTTTTATAACATTTAAAGGCGGCTTTGTGTCGCCTTTTTTTGTGGCGGTGATATCTCTACCTTAAATATCATTATGCAATTACAAAGTTTGTGGTCTGGTTATTCTGTACAACAGTACGACTACATGACTGATATCATCCACAACAGCGATGCGAAGTCTGTCTGTGAGTTAGGCACATTTATTGGTACAACAGCAAAGCATATATGGAATAAAATCCAAGGCTCTGATAAGAAGTTGTATCTAGTGGACAACTATATGTTCTTGCCGGAGAACAAAAGAGAAAAGTTTTTTAATGTTGTCAAACGTTCAATAGAACCTAACACTAAAGCAATCATCACAGTACTAGAAGACAGCCACGCATATGATTGGACACAGCACGACTTTATAGTGTTTGGTCATCATGATGCTGATCATATGCTACCTGACTTAGACAAATTAATATGGAGTAATGTTGACTATGCAATAATCGGTGATGGTATTCCTAACTGTTTCCAAAGAACCAAAGCCACATACGAGCTAGTGGCACAGATGTCAGGAGAAGGACTACACCCACAATACTATTTGAATGGATTGATTGTGTTAGGCAGGAAAAAATTAAAATGCACACTACCGACAACCGAAGATTATTTCTTTGGGCATAAGATAAAGTATATGCCTAAAGTTGCACCAAGTTATAAAAAAGCGATAGATGAAGTTAAAAGAATATATCAACTGGGCACATAACCTCGACGAGTACCAAGACTCGGCCGGACTTGCGGATTTAGATGCTTGGGGTTTTGAAGTACTGCCCGGAAATTACAGAACACCAAAGTTTAATCTTGATAATCCTGAAAAAGGTACCGAAGGTTATGACAGTATACGAAACGATCTAATAACAAATTGGGCTAGAGCAAAGTTTCCGTTTTTGAAATGTATTAATGCAAAAATACAAATACAGAAGCCTAGAGAAGAGTGTAAACCTCATTTAGACTTTCTAGGAGATTATTTAGAAGATGTATGTTTATCATTGCCCGGCTTGCTGAATTTGGAACATACCTTAGAGAAGCCCGGCATAGATATATGGCGTATGTTTGTTGCAATCGAAGATCATGTAGACGGACATATCTTTAATGTTAATAACGAAGAATGGAAATGGACCAAGGGTGAGTGTATGCGATTAAACAACTGGCAAGCCTTGCACTGGACAAGGAATACAAGTGATGTCGACCGGGTACTCATAAAAGTTACAGGCATAAAAATCTAAGATAAGTAAAAACAATATTATGAAATATTTTGTATCCGATACAAAAAAACTTCCAAACAAATACGGCAAATGGTATTGGTACGCTGACAACGAAGTAAAAGTTTTTCAAAATGAAAAACATCTTGTCATCTACTTTGGCTATGTTATAAGTGATGAAAGTATCGATGATGTTATAAAAAGAGACCCTCACGAACTCGAACAAGCAAACGGCAATTTTCAAATTGCAATTTTAACAGAAAACACTGCTCATTGCATTGTTGATTATTTTTGTCAAAGCAAGGTCTTCTGGCGTAACAATGGTAGGGTTGAATTTACCAATGCTCTTTATTTGATGCCTCTAGAGAGACATGATTTAGACATGAAAGAAATTGTTAGACGGTTAGAAACATTCACTGAGGAACAATTGGCATATGAGCCCAAGGAAACATTTGAACGTTGGGAAAACTTTATAATGAATTCCCCAACTTATGGAAGAAATGCAGACGAACTTAAAAAATTTCATGTCTCAGATCAATATGCTGGCATAGATGTCTATCAACACACACCGGGAGCAAAACAATATGATCCTTCCCAGTGCATGACACTTTTTAAAGAAGTTTATATGTTACAACCCGACCACATGATAAGAGCTGTCGGCGATAAAATTAATATTGTCCAAATACACAACACCTACAAAGACCTAATGGATGCCATGAATTCGTCACATGAATACACTGACCAAAATGAGCTAGAACAGTTCATACATAAAAAATGGCAATACCATGCAGACATTATTAACAGAGAATTTAAAGACAAGCATATTGTCAGCAGTGTGAGTGAAGGAATAGACTCTGTGGTCCAGGATTGTTATTTTCCAAATGTAAAAAAAGTTTCGTATTCCTTTGATCCACCAAACTGTCCGGTTGAGTACAAACAATACATGGTTAACTACTGGAAGGAACGAGGTAATGAAGTGCAGTGGGACATATTAGACATCAGTACGTCAAACATAGAAACAATAACTAAAAAGCATTTAAATGACCCAACTTGTTTTTATTGGGATTGTATTCCAACATATTGGCAAATGGGTAATCTTTCTAAAAAACCAGATTTAATTTTATACGGACAATGCGGCGACAATATGTTCTTACATAAAGCATATTTTTATTATGAATATATGTTTGCACAACAAATGCACAAGACACAGTTGACTTCCGAACAAATGCTAGAAGATTTTGATAGAGAACTGTCAACATTTAAAAACTGCTATTCATCGGCTGACAATATTCTACAAGAACAAAAAGCAAAGACGTGGCAAGATGCATTCTATGATACTTCGAAAGACCAGTTGTTAAAAGAACTAGAGGAAGGACACCCCGACGACTGGAAACACGACTTTACAAAAAAAGCAACGCCACCATTATACAATCGTGAAGTATCTCATAATGTTGATACACTTGTAACATCATTATATTGCGATAAAGAAATATATTTTAAAATTATGAATGCATCTGAAAACATCATGCTAGACAATATTAAAAATGCAGGAAGTCAAAAAAATATTCTAAAAAAATATTTTGACTTCGATTTCAAAACTCCCCACAAAGATCAATCTGAATTAAATTGTGTTGGTATGCGAAAACCCATGCATACCGATATTGTTCGTTGGTCCCTTGAAAATCATCTACCGGAAGCGTAAATTTTAGAAATGCGTTTTTTAAAAATACGCGAATGCGTAAAAGCGTAAAATCGTCTGATGACCAATGATAAGTACAGTATATGAAAGCAATTATCTTTTCTTGCAGTTTAAAACGAGCCGAAAACTCTGACTCACAAGCATGGAGCGACTTGATGGCAAAGATGATGAATCAGCAATCAATTCAAACAGAGATAATCAATTTACGTAAATTTGATCATGAGGCATCCACAGGTGCTGACCTGTTGCACGAGCAAATGGCAAAATGTTATGACGCTGATCTTATTGTGTTTGCGGCTCCGGTTAATTTTAGGAACATAAACTTTTACATGCGTAACCTTGCTAAGAGATTCACTCATGCACACTATAAAGCCAAGGCGAGTGGCATCGATCTGTTCGAAGGCAAGCTCTTTGAGACTTGCATAATGCATGGCTGTAAGAACGATCACCTAGCAGACGGTACGGAAATATTTGTGCCATATGGTGGCCATTTCCATCGTCTATTGAAACCTTTACTGCCGGAGGTAAATTATATACAGGTCAAAGACACAGAGATGGGTGGTAAACTACCCAACAGAACCTTGAACCTGCGTGTGCATCATGCTCCGGACCCACACGGACCAAAACGTACAGAGTTGGCCTCTGACGCAGAAACTGTGCTGGACATCCAAAACACCATAGATGCATTCAAGAGAGATCATGTGGCCCACACACCCAACTTCAGTCTCGACACATGGATGGAGTGCTTCACAGCAGAAGATCCAAATGCATTTGGACGTGGATACACACTGTCTATAGATAATCTAAACAGAGCAAACATAGAACGACACATCAAATGGGTCAATGAACGTTTCACAGACGCACATCTCAAGGCACAGATCTTTGTGTCTATGAAGGAGAGATGTTGCAGAGCAGACTACTACGAGGGTGCGGAATTGTACTTTGATGAACAACTGGCACTGGCAGAAGAAGGCAAAACACATCCGGGCGATCACTACGACACCGATTGGTCTGATCCAAACAAGACGTACACCATGGCCTGGAAAAAAAATGGCTTTAGAATAACTAGGGCCGCCAATTACAGACCCAACAACTACTAAAAAATTTTAAGAGAGTGTAAAGCCGGCTCGCGAGCCGGCTTTAATTAATTGGAACTAGAATGTAAATTTGATTCCAGCCGCCATGTCTTGGGTGTCTACACCCGAAACAACGTCCGTTTGTTGGAAAGCACCGTACATGCTAAAGTTGTCGCCGAATTTCTTTTCAGCACCAACTGTAGTGTATTTGTTGCCATCAACGATCTCACCATAACCCGCTGAGAAAGTTGTTGCACCGATTGTGTGCGAACCTGTCACTTCATTAGCCTTAGTGTCTAACGATGTGCTTTCCACTGCCTTGATTGTGTGAGTATAAGCAACTGATGTCGCATCAGAAAGGTCGAATGTGATACCCGCACCCTTGTACTCTACTGAGTTCACTTTGTCATCCGTGTATGCAACACCAATGTTAAGTTTGTCAGTCAAGTCCATAGAAGCCGCAGTCTCGTACACGTCAACGCCTGATTTACCAGTTGAACCGTCAACTTTTACCAAGTTGTCGATCTGGATTGCACCCAAACTGTTAGAATAGATCACTGTGTGTGAGTCTCTGCTGAACAATTTCTGTGCGGCACTTCCGCCGAATTCTGGGAACACATCTGTCTTAGATGTAACAGCACCCTTGAACACAGAGTTCTG